TGTTTGTATAGTGTTGTAGATAATATAGATAATAGATAGAATTGTTTATGTTTATTGTAGATATTGTTGGTGGTTGTTTATGGTTTATATTTATTTATTGATTGTAAATTGATATGAATTTTAGGTCATTATAATTATATAGATTTATTTAATTATGTTTAATTATTGTTGTGAGAGTTGATTTAAGAAATCTTACTATCTAGTGTAGGTGTATTCGATTTAACCCGTCTTATTCGGCCTTATATGAAGGATTTTATTATGTATAGATAGGCAAAAAAATAAACCTCCTAAGAGGTTATACAGTGATTTTATCATCTTTATTAACAAAGTCCCAAAGTCCTTTTTCCACTACAATCCAAGCTGGTATATACTTCTTGTCGTCCTGCTCAATTATTAAGCTATTGGCAACAAATTCTAAATATACCATATGTCTAGCACCATGCATATTATTACTTCCAGTAATAAATCCCGTTGCTTTTTCCGTAAATCTATCTCCACTATAAATTAATGCATAATAGGCTTTTTTGCTTGGTTTTCTCGGTTTTTTAACTTTAGGGATTTTATACTCAATGACTGTCGGTCGTATGTCTGACCTATTTTCCATTTTAGCAAATATTTCATCAGGTACAATGTCACATTTTGCAATAAACTGGAAATAATAATCTTCTGGTTCGTTTTCGGACAATTTGATAAAATAATTTTTTGCGTCCTCTCTAGTAATAGTCATTATGTCGGCCTCCTTATTCGTTTTAAAAATATATGTACCTACCTATATTATATGCAATATTTATACCATTTATTATATTTATATTCTGTTAGATACCCTTATAGGGTATAGTGATTTAATTAATTTGTATCTGTGATTATATATAGGGTTTTTAGGTTGTTTATATATGATACTATATAGGGTATATTTGATATGTGTTGTGTGGATTGTGTTGGAATTTATTAGTGTATTGTAATGATACAATTACATGTTCTATAATGGAACAATAGTGTATTAAAATAGAACAATAAGGTGATTTATTGTGTTAGAATGGAACATATTTTTAGTATAAATTAAGGCTTATTTGGTTAGATATGAGGAAAATTTATATTTGTTTATATATGATATTTTGGAATAGTTTATATAATATATTGTTTGATTCGTGGTTGGTTTTATTTATATTTATATTCTGTAGGTGCTAGTGTATGTGATTTTATTTTACGTTAAAATTTAAGGTATACTACAATAGGGTTTATTGGCGTTGTGAGAGGGTTTAAGACAGGTATAATTATTTATGCGTGTAGGTGTATTATGATTTTAATGTGTGGATATTTGGATTTGGTAAATATTAGGTGATATTAGAGTGATACTTAGATGATACCACTATTGATGGTAGTATGTGATAGTATGATATTTGTTTTATGTGGTAGCAGTAAAGTATTATATAGTATCATAATGCGGTAATATGGTATATATGTATAGGTATCATATCCATAGTAATATTGGTAACGATACTAAATATTTGGTATCATATAATACTTTTATATTGGTAGCATGTTAGGTAATAGATTAGGCAATAATTTATATTTATTCGTGGTAGCATGATATATTATTTTAGTAACATAGTTGATAATATGTATGGTAGCATAGAGTAATAATATACAATGCGTGATACTTTATTAAATGGTAATAGATGATTTATAATAGATAATTTATAATTTAAGTATTAGTAGTAATATGATTAGTAACATGATTTGTAATATAGTGTATGTTAGTTGATTATATTATTGGTAACGTATGATGTGGTATATATTGATTTTTGGTAGCACTTTGATAGCATGATATTAATATTGATGACTTGTTTTATATTTATGTGTTTATGTTTTTTGGTAACAAAGTTATCAACATTTTATTATCATGGTTGTGGAATAGCTGTTGTATATGGTTTTATTAGTTGTTGGTTTTATATATACTATAGTATGGTATATAGTAGAGTATTATATGTATGTTTAGTGGGAGATTGATTTTAGTGTATGAGTGAGATAATACACTGGTATACTATATTGTATTATATGAATATGTAGATATATGTATATTATGTTTTATGTTGTTCTGACTTAGTAGTCGGAGTTGTTAAAATTGTTAGATATTTTGTATTATGTATATTATTATACGTTGTTTACTTATATACATTGTATAAAGTTACACAGTGTGCAATAATGTTACATTATGATACAGTGTATGAGGTTACTAGTACACTTATACAATAGTTAAATTGTCAGATTATTATATAGAAATCATTTCTATATTAGATAGTTTATATTACTATGTGATATTGATTGTATAACTATATGTTGTAGTGTTTATTGCTTTGTAATTGTGTGATAATTATGTAGTATTAATTAGTATTAGATGTAAAAAGTTATACACAATTTGTTAACAAGGTTGTGGATAAATCCTTTAGTATGGTAAAGTGTTAAAGTAGTAACGTGTTAAACAAAACGCTGTTTGTTATCTAAAACGATGTGACAAGACAGCTGTATATACACCTGACAAGACAGCAGTTAAAAATGTTCCACGTGGAACATTATAATTATTTTTTGATTGTGTTTCACAGTTTACCACTTAATTCTTCACACTCAATGTTCTATAATTTATATTCACGACAAAATTATTCCCGGCGAAGCTGGCAGGAGAATATTAACCGGAATAATCATCAATTCTATTTTATGTAGCTTCACGACGACCACATCAAATGTAAATATTATTCTAGGGTATTTATGCCACTCACACATATACAATTATACATTTACCACTCATAGCTACAACAAGCAGCCACTCAGCCGACAAACAAATATTCTAACAATTCCCAATACTACCATATTCAACCAACAATTCTCTACATAAGGTTTATTATGTAGAGATATTCAAAGTCGGGAGCAGTACCGGGGCGTAGTTTACAAATTGAGAGTGATAATCATTATCATATGCCACCTAATCAGATGCATCTTCACGTCCATTTTATTTTTAACTTGCGATTATCGCTAATCAATCGTACAACATCATAAATAACAACTATTTACACATAATAATCAAAACACTTTTAAATCACTCCTACACCACATATTTTTAATTCTAATCAATAAAATCGTTCAAATTTTATCAACAAATACTACTTTATCCTCACTCTACTCACTAATTTCACTCTCCTTTATTATATCACAAATCAAATAATACCAACAATCTCTCACACATTAAATTTATCCTAATCATACTTTAATCATACTTTAATCATACTCTAATTACACTTTAAAATATACTCATAATATACCAAATAAATAAAATTAAATTCATAAACATCGAATAATATTTTTACCATTAAATTTATATAAAATAGTGTTAATATATTTTACCTAAACATCCCTACATCCATTATACTATCTACATTTATATCACTTTTACAAAACCAAACCAATATAACTAAACCTAATTTGGATACGTTGGTTAGTTTTTAACTATATAAACAATTTTGATTTTTGTTTATAATTTATTATATTTAATTATTAATTATGTTTTTAAAATAACAACCTAAAAATTTACCAAACTTAACTTAAACCAAATAACCATCAATTCCTTACCATACAATATTTTAGGCAACATCCCTCAGATAAAGTGTATATAATATAATACAACTTGTCCATGCTATATGCTTTAAACGCTTATGTAACAATGATTTACAGTGATTTATTATTTTTTCACCTTTGGTAAATTTTTTTTATTATTATTTCATTTCTATTATCTATACTCTTACTTTATATATACAACTACTTTTTACAAAAAATTAATCCCCATTTCAAAGAATTAAATTTAACTATATTAACCCTATTTACATTGTCTACTTATAATTTTGAGGAGATCTAAATTTATACTCAATCTTCACTCATCCTATGTCCTAAATAACCTAATATTCCACTGCTGAACATTCCTATTACAATACTAATAATACCTATATAATTATAAATCATTTTATCATTTTCATTTACATCAATACCCATAATTATCTTTCCTATATAGGTAAATATACACATACATACTATTGAACTAAATTTTAATAATCCTTCCATATTAATATACCATCCTTTCGTATTTGTAATTATAATAACCTTAAAATTAAATTTTATACTTGTAAATATTAACAATTAAATATTCATACTAATTAAATAATAATATATCTAAATTACTATACTGTTAGTTAATTATATAGAGGGGCGTACCTTAACATATTTCAATCTTCACAATATCTCTTCCTAGTACCATCTTCTATTTTTTCTTCTTTAATTTCTTACTCGTTTTAATTTTATAGTAATTATATAGTATTGGATAAGTAAATTCATATCTTCTACAATATGTATTCCTATATGTATTGTAACTTGTATCTTTACTCATATTGTTCAACTTGTCCTAAAATTATACAAATAAAATAGAAGTTATAAATTCAACTTCTATATAATATACTATTAAATTTATAAATTTTAAATATCTAAACATATTCTATAATCTCAACATCTTTTTTATTTTATCTACAGTAACAACAATAAACTTTAAACCATTCATATTATCATCAACAATCATATTCAATATCTTATCTCTTTTTTTATTATTATCACATACAATCAATACATGTGGAAACCTTTCTACTCTATCAAACCAATACTCATTCCTATATTCCTCACCATTATTCCCATATTTATCATTGTAGTTTTTAATCTTAGTAAACTTATTCCTACTATCATTTCTATCACTTTCTAATATCCAATATCTATATTCACCTGTCACATAATTCTTAAATCCTATTATTCCATCTGTCCTAATACCACACTTCATATAATATTCTAATCTTATTTCATCAAACTTTAAATATTTATATTCACATTTAACCATATTCATTATATACATAAATCCCCAATTTCTATTCACGTTATGTTGTAAATAATATGGTTTTTTATCTATAAAATGATAACTACATTCATTTATATCTAATCTATATGATAATATTTTCCCTCTTTTTCTTAATTGTCTTAATCTCTCCCTGCATTTAATAATACCATGTTTAATATCAGAGAAGAATAAATAATATATTTGTTCTGTACTCAACACTTCAAAATCTTCAATTGTTGAAACTATTAATCTATCTCGGTAATAACCTTTTTGTCGTGTGTTCATATATTTGATATTGCCATAATCTATTATAAATATCATCTCCTTTAACATTCATCTTATCTGTGATTTTATCATACATTTTTAATCTTCTAATAGAATCCTCTTGTTCTAATAACATTGCTTGAACTTCTATCTGTTTACTTTCCCATTGTGCCATAAATCTACCTTTTATTCTAGGCAAATAAAATGCACTTGTATTTTCCAATATAGTTTTACTAGTACCTAAATTAACAGTTTTAAAACTTATAGCACCAGGAAAATTACTTTTTATCTCCATTGGTATTAACTCTTTTGATGGTCTTTGCATAGCAACAACTAAATGTATGCCAGCTTTCCTTGCCATTTGAGCAAGTTGATCAGTCATACCTTGTAATCTTTGTCTTAATTTCTTTGTGTCTTTATCATCATATTTTCTAGGAGAAGTGAAAGCAAATTCATCTATCATTAATACAAGATATGGCAATTTATCATTAGGATACTTATTATTATATTTCTGTATTTTAACTACTCCTGCTTTAAGTGTCATTAATTGTATTCTTCTATTACATTCATTTATAAGATATTCTAATATATTTTCTGCATCATCTAATGTACTACCAAATATACAATAATTTTTTACATGATAAAAATCTGCCATTGCTAAATCAATTACAAATAATATAACATTTGGATTTTGCAATAATGCATCTACCCAACCAGTTAATAAAATTGATTTTCCACTATGAGTTACACCTGCAATTAAACAATGAGGTATATCTTCAAGATTCCAAACAACTAAACCAGATTGATCATAACCAAGTGGTACAACTACATTCTTATCCATATGTTCAATATAATTAAATTCATATTGTATTTTCTCAGGTATAATTCCTTTAATAACTTCAATCATTAATAATCCTTTTCTTGGTTCAATATTAATCTGTGCAGTTAAAGCATCTGCAAAATATTTACTCTTATCAATAATATCTTCATAATTTAATCCATACGATAATTTCCAAAATGTTTGATAATGATTATCTCCTTTTTTATTAGTATTTATATGGAGAGGATATTCACCTTTAGTATTATATAATTTACATTCAAACATTATATTCTCTATTTCTGCTTCTATTTCTCTACTCTTCCTCATTCTAATTTCTTTCTTAATCATTTGTCTAATATTTTCTTTAGTAGGAGGTTTTAATGGTTCATAAGATAAATTCCTCATATAATTATCACTTACTTCTTTAATTTTCTTTTTAATATTCTTAATAATTTTATCTTTATCTAATTTCAATATTATCACTTCCCTTTATAATTTACATCTTTCTTAATAAAATTTAAAAATTTTTTAGTGCCTTTAGTTATTTGCTTACCAACACTATTATCAATATATTTAATTATCGCATCTACAATTTTGTATAAACATTCTTTATCTGTCTCAGACATTTCTTTACTTCCTATATCTCTATTATAATTTATCTCTAATCCACTACCATCTTTAAAGCTAATATTAATTTTACCAGGAGTTTTATCATCTATAATTTTTTCATTTTGATTAATTCTCTCATTTTTCTTGTTTTCATCATAAGTTTTATTTTCATTGTAAATTTTCTCATTTCCTTCATCTACTCTAACAATAATAGGTATCTTATTATCATCAATAATATAATTTCCATAAAATATTTCATTATTATAATTAATTATTTCTGCATAATTCTTGCTACCACTAAACATCATACTTAAACTACTATTAATACCACTAACTAATAATAGTATTGTCATTACACCAGATATAATAATCTTACTATTCATAATAACTGTTGGCATAATATTACCTCCATTTTTATTTATTATTATCCAAAGGAAATTCAGTTAGTGTTTGCCAAAATGATTTCTCTTTACTCTTTAATTCTTTAACAATAGTATCTTTTACATTATCCTTAACATTATCTATTTTATTATATTTCTCTACATACTCTTGTAATTCTTTATTTTTAACTTCTGCATATTTTAAAACAGGTGAAAATGTACCTAAAAAAATATTAATTATACTAAATATCATCATAATCCATGCCATAATTGCTAAATTTCTATTATTTACTGCTCTACATATAATAATTACAATAAATCCTACTAAAATTATAAACATAATATTTACTAACCACATTTAATATCACCTCTTAATCAATATAAATTAATGCTGTAACATTTTTCAATACTTTAATGGCTTGAAATGTCATCATAACTATTGCTATCATTATTGTGCCTAATTTAATATATCCTGCCAATCTATTATTATTAAACATTGATGCTAAATTCTCTAATATCCATCCTACTACTGCAAGTAACATTAATTTTATTAGAAATGAACCTTCACCATGAAGAGAAAAGAAATCTTTTGCAATATCTCCTAAAGGTGAAGCATAGCAAGGTAGGGGGTATAGTAAACAAATTAATAATATAATATATTTATACATATTATAACCTCCTCAATTTGATTATTTTAATTTTTGATTATCCCATTTAATAGATTTATATTTATTAATTTCTGTTTTCTTATTAATATTCCTAACTTCAACTTTATCCGTATTGGATGCATTACTATTAGTAAATGGATCTTCAGTAGTATCTTTACTAGTTAATAAATTATTCCTCAATGCACATCTAATAAATTCAGACATATTATTATTTTCATATTTACTTAGTAATAAAATTAATTCATTGTCACTTTTTCTGTTTAATCTAAAACTAATCATCATTTTAATCACTCCTTTTTATTTGTTTTTAATTATATTTGACTGTATGACATATTATACATGGAAATATTTAGTGTATGACAGGTGTATGACAAATAATAAAATATTATAAATTATTTTTATAATCCTATTGACAACAATAATATTATTATGGTAGAATAATTCTACAAATAAATTACAAAAGGAGTATATAATATGAAAAATAAAATTGAACAATACAAAAATTATCTAATTAATCAAGCAAAATCAAATAATACAATATCATCATATGTGTCAGACTTAAATCACTTCTTTACTTTACATGATGATATTAGTAGGGATTCTATTATTAAATATAAGGAAGAGATTAATAATTTATCATCTTCCTCTATTAATAGAAAATTATCTGCAATTAAATCATTTAATGAATTTTTATTAATGTTAGGGTTAATTGATAGTATAAAAGTTATTAAAAGGGATTTTATTAAGATACAAGGTAAAGGCAATCCAACAAATATAACAGAATCACAAGTGTCTGAATTTTTAGATAAAGTTAGTAATAAATATAATTTGCATAGAGATAGAAATATTGCTATTGTTTTTCTTATTGCTCATACAGGAATTAGGAGAGAAGAAATTACAAATTTGAAATTAAGAAATTTAGATATAGAAAAAGGAGAATTGAAATTAATTGGTAAAGGTGATAAGGAAAGAACTGTATTGTTAAATGATGTTGCAATAAAAGTTATTAAAGATTATTTGGAGGTTAGAGAGAAACATAAATTTGCTAGTAGTCAATATATATTTTTATCTGAAAGAAGTGAGAAATTAGATAAAAGTACAATTAATTATATATTTAATAGTTATGGTGATGATTGTAAGGTTGGAATTCACCAATTAAGACATCATATGGCTACGAGTGCAATAGAACAAGGAGTTTTTACATTACCAGAATTACAGAATCAACTCGGTCATAGCAAACTAAATACCGTAGGCATTTATGCACAAGCAAGAAAAGAAAATATTAAGAAGAAAATTAATAATTTGAGGATTGGATTGTAGTGTGAAATATATTATATAGGTTGTTGATTTATTAGTATATTATTTATTAATATTTATTTTATTGTTCTATTGACTTCTGTATGAATATTTAGTATAATGTGGACAGGATAAATATATTTTGTTGAAAGGAGGTAATTATAGTGTAGAAATAAATATAGTTATTTATCAATAAACTAATTAAATAATGATAAAATAAAAGGAGGATTATATTTTTGATAGGAGTATATAAAATTACTAATATAATAAATGGTAAGGTGTATATAGGTGAATCTATGAATATTGAAGAAAGATGGAATGAACATGAGAAAGAATTAAAATGTGGCAATCATCATAGTTATAAATTACAAAAAGATTATAATACATATGGTAAAGATAATTTTAAATTTGAAGTATTGGAGGAAATAGACAAAGATTTAAAACCAATAATACAAAAATGCTTATTATACATATTAGAAGATAAATATATAAAACAATATAATAGTATTGATGATGGTTATAATGTTGAAAATACTTTGGAATTAGTATTAAAAGGTGAAAAACAAATTTTTAATACTCTTGATCCTAATAAGAATTTTGTTAGTATATTAGAAAGTGTAATAAAAAATATTAAAAAAAATAAAGGTATTTATATTCCAACTAGAAATTCATTAAAAGAAAATGTAAAACCTAAATTAGATATATCTCAATTAAGTAATGAAAATTATATAAATTTATTGTATAATGAAGAAAATAAAAATATTGTTAAAAATATATGTAATAATTATATATTTAATGAAGAATTTATAAGATTGTCTAATGTACTAAAAGATATTGGATTTAATACAACAGATACATTTTTACTTTTAAGACATATGGGCATATTAAATAATAAAAATAAATGTTTAATAAATGATAGTAGAATGTTTAAATTTGAAAAGAAAATTTTAAATAATAATAAAAATAAATTTCCAATAACAAATTTTATTACTTCTATATCAAAAGAAGGTTTTGAATTTTTATTAAATAAAATATTAGAACATGCTAAAATTAATAATATAAATATATTTACTTGGAAATTTATACAAGAAAATTTAATTATGGACTAATATTTACGCTTTATGATTATATCTCTTCTTTTCTTTGCATAATTTTCTAACGCCCTGCTGTCGTTCCTTACGTCACTCCGCACGCCGAAAGAAAATTTTTGTCGCCAAAGAAAAGAAGCAAAAGAAAGCGACAATGGTATTTTTGTATTTTTTATAAATTTTATAGAATATTAATATAAATAAGTGTTGACATTTATTTTATTATTGTGTATAATAAGGACAAGGTAAAATTCAATAATAAATAATAAATAATAAAAAAGGGGTGAACAAGGTGTATTTAATTTCTGTATTAATTGGATTTTATTTTTTAGTATTTAAAAGATAATATTATTTATTGATTAAATAGTTAACAAAGTATTAATATAATTGTGTTTGTAGTGTGTTGTAAAAAAGAGAAAGTTTCTATATAATATACTTCCTTATATAGAAAAAAACTCTTTCATAAAAAGTGTAATAAAATCAATAATAATAAGGAGTAGATGGTTATTTGGCAAAGTTAAAAGTTGGAGAAATAGATATTAAGAAATTAGTAAATATATTTGGCACAGATAAACAAAAAGAAGGTTATAAAAAAGATAAAAAATTAAATAATAGAATAAAGGAAGGTATAATAAAAAAGGCAAGTAAATTTTGTGAGATAGAAGATTCTGGTCAAGGAATATTTAAAATACATAAAGTTTTTAATTTAGATATGGATAATGATGAATTAATATTTCCATTATTAAAAGGTTTATCTCAATATATAACTCCATTAATACTAACTAAATTATTAAATGAACAAGATGATAATTATAAAATAACATTATCTTTTATAAGTTGGGCACAAAAATTTCAAATGATTAATGGTAATTATAATTTAATGAGATACCATCAAGAGAAAAGTAGTAAATATTTAAAAATAGATGAAAATACAATGTTTGACTATTTTAATAAAATGGACGACTGTATTCGGTATTATTTGGAAAAAATTTTAAAGATCCTGAGTAATAAGAGTGGATTAGATTTAATAGAATTTGATTCAGTTACCAAGGTTAGAAAAATTATTCGCGATCAAAGTATTAAAGGTATTAAAATAAAATTTAAATGTAATTTCATAGATGAAGAAATTTCAGATGAAGATAGAAAATTTGTAATTGATTGTGAAAATAAAGCAAAAGAAGAAGCAGGTATAATTAATAATAAAGAAAAATTTTATGGCATTAAGGCAAAATTATATAAAGATAAATTAAGTGAATTGCTTATTGAAAAAGATATTTTATTTACATATCAAGCGTATAATATTTTTTGTAAAAATAAAAAAGAAGTTGAAAATGTATTATCTAAATTTGAATCTATATTAGATTATAGAAGTGAAAATTTTATTGAAGAATTTAATAATATTTTTATGGATTATATTGAAAATAAAGCAATTAAAGTAAGTAAAAGAGAACAGGATAAATTAAATAAATTATTAGCAGATTGTGAAAATCCAAGTGAAATAAAGTATAATAAACAATTTAGATTAGTTGAAGCATATGTAAAAGATTTTAAGATGTTATCAGAATTAACTGTACCTGCAAATGCTAAAGATTTAAGTAATGAAATAAAAATACATTTAGCAGAAAAATATCATGTTGATTTTGAAGAATAGTAAAAATACAATATAATTAAAAAGGAGATTAATAATTTGAAGAAAGCATTAAGTAAATATGGAAAATTAGTAGATATTATAGAATCTACTAAAGAAGAAACATACATATGTCCAGTATGTAAAGAAGAATTAATAAGAAACTTTGGTATTAGTAGACAATATTTTTCTCATCCTAATGGGAGTGAAGATTGTGAATTAAAATTTAATTTAATGTTAAAGAATAATGAAAAAATATTATCATCTAATGAAATAGATATTCTAAATAGAGAATATTATAATAAAACATTTGATGATGTACATATTGAATTATCAGATTACATGTCTGAGGAAGGTTATTATTTAACTCAGGAACAGAAAGATATTATATTTGCAAAAGAGGATAGGATAAAGATTGCAGCTTTAAGTGGTTCGTCGAAAAGTACGACTCTTTATTATTACGCTAAAACACGCCCCTTTAAAAAAATTCTCTACGTAGTATATAATAAAAGTATGCGTGAGGAAGCCGATAGATTATATTCTAAACTAAATAATGTTACTGTGAAAACTCAACATGGATTTGCCTATGGCATAGTAGGAAAATTTTACAAAAATAAATTAACATTCAATTATGGAGTTGTAGATATTATTAAGGATTTAAAACTTGATTGGAATAAAGATATGGAATTAGCAGTTAAAATAGATGCAATGATGAAAAAATATATGTTATCTGATAAAATTGAATTTGAAGAGATTGAATTATTTAAAGATGAAGATGGCAATACAACAAAACAAAGAGATTTGATTATACATAAATGTAAAAAATTATGGGAATTAAAAAAGGATTATAAAAATTCAGTCAAGGTGGAACATGATTTTTATTTAAAACTCTTCCATCTTAGCAAAATGGATTTATCTAACAAATTTGACATAATTATGGTAGATGAATGTCAAGATTTGTCGAAATTATTACTTGATATACTTAAATCATCTAATGTTAAAGGTATAGTAATTTGTGGTGATGTTTACCAAAGTTTATACAAGTGGAGAGATTCAACTAATATACTACCTTTATTTGAAGGTAAAGAATACAAATTAACCACTTCTTTTAGAGTAAGTCAGAATATTGCTAATATTGCTAATCTTATAATTAAAGATATTTATAAAATTGATATTAATATGAAGGGATTTAATGACAAACAAAAAATTGTGGATAATATTGATAAATCTAAACCTTATGTTTGTTTATGTAGAACTAATGCATTTATATTAGGTGAAGCAATTGAAGTTATTAGTGCTAATAAAAATGCTAAACTCTATTTTGAATCTGGTTTTTCTAGTTATAATTTTTCAGTTTTGAAAGATGCCTACTGGTTCTATAAAGGTCACAAAGTTAATAATCCTTTATTTAATAAATTTGAAGATTATAATAAGATGATAAAATATGCTGATCGTGTAGGAGATATAGAGATTATTGCTATTAATAGAATGATTGAAAAGTATGGTAGTTTAATTCCTGATATTATAGATAGAATAAAAAATAATACAACTAATGATACAAATAAAGCAAATGTTTTATTTAGTACCATACATAAATCTAAAGGAAAATCAATAACACTACCAATTTATATTTCTGATGATATATTTGATCTTCCTACTGTTTTTAGAAAGGAATATATAAATAAAGGTGATGACATTGATTTTAAAATAGAAGATTTTTACGAAGAGGCAAATATTATATATGTTGGAATTACAAGGTCAAATTTTAGAATTTGTTTTAGCGAGAAACTTAAAGAATATTTAATTATGAGATATAAATTTTTTAAGAACAATAAAATATAATAATAAGAAGGAGGAATTATATGAGAAAAGTTTTCTTAGATGATTTACCTAAGAAATATGGTAAAGGTATGTATATTAATAAATTATGTTATGATTGGAAGAATAGTGTAGGGTACAAATTAAAATTTATTTATGATAATATTGAAGACGAATTAGAAATTGTTAATTATTATAAAATAAAATATCAAAATTATTTAGATATTAAATATAATGATAGAACAGTAAGTATAACTACTAATGTTTTTATTAATTGTGGATTGGGTAATTTATTAAATAAACATATTCAAGATTATAAATATAATATTGGCGATATTATAGAAAACAAATTTAGTAAAATAGAAATAATAGAACAAATTAGAATTCCTCGTAAAATAGATATGCAAAAAGGTTATAAATATAAGTGTTTAAAATGCGGAAACGAAGATCAAATAAGTGAAAGTAAATTAGATGGTAAACGAGGTTGTAATGTTTGTTGTTTTCCCTCAAAGAAAGTTTTAAAAGGTTATAACGATCTTTGGACTACTCATCCACATATTGCAAAATTATTAAAGGATAAAGAATTAGGATATAAAATAAGTCAAGGAAAGCATAATTATGAATTATTTGTTTGTCCTAATTGTAGATATGAAAAATTATATCTTCCTTATAACATAATTAGATTTGGCTTTAGTTGTCCAAAATGCGGAGATGGAATTTCTTTTGCTAATAAAGTAGGATTTAATTTATTAGAGCAATTAGGAATTGACTTTATACCTGAACATAATTTTTATAATTATAGATTAGATTTTTATTTTGAATTAAATAATAAAAAGTATAATTTTGAAATGGATGGCGGTATAGGTCACGGGAATAAAAATACACTAATTAATAAAACAGCAGAAGAATCTAAAGAAGATGATAAACAAAGAGATATATTTATAAATCAGCATAATATAGAAGTAATAAGAATTGATTGTTTAAAAAGTGAATTAGAATATATAAAAACCAATATATTAAATAGTCAATTAAATAATTTGTTTGATTTATCCATAATAGACTGGAATAAATGTGAAGAATTTACTAATAAGAGTTTAGTAAAAATCGCATGTGATTATTGGAATAATGGTATCAAAAGTACAAAAGGAATAGCAAAATTAATGAAATTATGTCATGCTACTATTGTTTCATATTTAAACAAAGGTGTTAAATCAGGATTCTGTGATTATAATAAAGGTAAAAGAAAAGTTATTCAATTATTACTTGAAAATAAATTTATAAAAGAATGGGAAAGTATTACAAAGGCAGAAAAAGAGTTAAATATAAGAGGTATATCATTATGTTGTAGTGGCAAAGCTAAAACAGCAGGTAAATTCAAATGGATGTATAAAGAAGATTACGAAGAAATGTTATTAGAATTAGAACAAATACGATAAAATATAAATATAAATTTTTTACATATACATATTTTTTGTTAATTCATATAATAAATAAACCAAAATATAAAAAGAGGACTCCCCTATTGCTACAACCTAAATAAAATCTATAATCAAGACTGTAAAGAAGGTATGAAGTTACTACCAGATAATTCTATATCATCAATTGTCACCGACCCACCTTACGGATTATCTAAAGAGCCAAATATAGTAGAGGTTTTAACTAACTGGTTAAACAATGAAGAATACATACATAATTCAAAAGGATTTATGAATGTCGCATGGGATTCATTTGTTCCCAATCCTTCTATATGGAAAGAAGCATATAGAGTATTAAAACCAGGAGGATACTTATTATGCTTTGCTGGAACACGTACATATGATTTAATGTGTATAAGTTTAAGATTAGCAGTATTTGAAATTAGAGATCAAATTGACTGGATCTATTCGACTGGTTTTCCCAAATCAATGAATATCTCAAAAGAAATGGAAAAAAGAAGATGTAAAGTTAATATAGGTGAATGGATTTTAAAAAGAATGGAATTATTAAATTTAGATAAAAAAGATGTTGCAAAACATTGTAATGTAACACCTAGACAAATAGATCATTGGATTGGTATTAATACTCCTTGTCCTCAAAATCCCAATGAAAAAAGATATTTATTGTTAGAAGAAATATTGCAGGACAAACCATATTTTAGAGAACAATTTATTAGCAAAAAAGGTAAAAAGATTGGTGAAATTGTGCATCAAAGAAGTGGTGGAAATGATTTTGCTAAAATTGTTGGTTCACAATCAAATTCAAAAACAGAAGAATTATTTGATTTAGCAACAGAAGAAGCAAAGCAATGGTCTGGATACGGTACATCCCTTAAACCAGCACACGAACCAATTATAGTAGCAAGAAAACCTCTAAGTGAAAAAACTATAGTAGATAATGTTCTAAAATGGAACACTGGTGGAATTAATATTGATGATTGTAGGGTTGAATATCAATCAGAAGAAGATTTAAAAATTGTTAAAGCAAAATGTAACTTTACTGAGAATTCTAAATCAATAGGATTTGGTACATCAGATACTTTATATGGTACAGGTAGTACACCATTAAACCAAGCAAGAGAATGTGTTAATAATGAAGGTAGATTCCCTGCAAATATAATTATGGACGAAGAAGCAGGGAAAATATTAGATTTGCAAAGTGGTATTACTAAAAGTGGAAAAGTAAAAGAAAATAAAGATGCTTATAAAGGAGAATCTAATACGGGATTTTTAAGAGGTAAATCAACATTACAAAATCAACATGGTGATACAGGTGGAGCAAGTAGATATTTTTTAAATATATTATATTGTGAGGATGATTATATATGTGGGAATATTATAGAAAATCTGAAGGTCGTTGGTACATTAAATGGCGTAATCCAGGAGATAGAAAAATTTATTCAAAACGTAGAGCAAGATATATATGGGAACAAAACTATGGAGAAATTCCTGTTGGATTTGAAGTGCATCATATTAATAGTGACAAATCTGACGATAGAATTGAAAATTTGGAATTATTATCAAAATATAAACATAATAAATTACATGGAGATGCAAGAAAAGATCATAAAATTATTGATGGAATTGAATATAGAAAATGTCAACACTGTGGAGAATATAAAAATATTAATGAATTTTATAAAAGAAATGAATGTTATCAAGGATATTGTAAAAATTGTTCAAGAGAAAAATTACGAGAATGGAGATATATCAACAAAGAATCTAATAATAAATATCACAGAGAATATCAAAGAGAAAAAAGGAAATTATATTAATTTTATGTATTGTGCTAAAGCAAGTAAAAAGGAACGTGGTGAAGGAAATAATCATCCATGCGTCAAACCATTATCATTAATTAAATATTTAGTCACATTAGTTACTCCACCTAATGGTATATGCTTAGACCCATTTGAAGGTTCAGGTACAACATTTCTTGCTTGTCGAGAATCGGGTTTTGATCATATAGGATTTGAAATGAATAAGGATTATTGTGATATTGCAGAGAAAAGATTGAATAATAAAAATACATAATAATTTAAAAATATTTAACATAATATAAAAATAATTATTGACTTCTACCCTACTCTCATGCTATAATACAATTAATCAATAAACAAATACATAAACAAAAATCTTAAAAGTAATACAAATCTTATAAGAAAGGAGGTGAAAAATCCCCATATGGGTAAATATGAATATAAAGTTGAGTTTGAAACTAATAATTCAAATCTAAATAATTCAAATGAAATAATTCCTATTATTCTTAATAAAATAACAGATATAATAAGATCAGAATTATTACAATATGTAAATAATCCTATGGTTACTTTTACAATATTAGAAAATGATGAAGAATAAAAGTTTAATTTAATTTAAACTTATATAAAATCTATAAGAAAGGAGGTCTACCCTATCCAGAAATACTTAGGAATTTACAACATCTTTACAGAAAATTACTATAATACAAATGAAACAATAATAGACAAAATGACAAATGAAAAGAATCAATATCTTCAAGGAAATTCAGGTACATATATATACAGATACTCTAAAGACACACTGGCAATATATTTTCCTAGTAATCAAACCATCAATAAATTAGATGAACAAAATATTGAATATACTATCTTAGCACAAGGCGATACAGAATCTATTTTATTAGTAAATGAAAAATACATAGATAAATTGGATTTAGCACTTAAATTTAAAGTAAAAGGACGTTTAGAACAATTAAAAGAATTTAAACGTCAACAAAAATTAGAGAAAAAGTTAGAAAAGGAAAGTAAGAAAATAGTATAATAAATTAGTATTATTATTTTTTAATTTTTGTTAGAAATTTTCATATTGATCTAAATTCAATTAATTTTAAAACTGCGATAAACCCTTATAAATCAGTAGTTTGTGGTAATATGCTATAAAGTCAATAATATTAATGTTTTGTAGCACTTTTAGGAATAATTGTGATTTAAAATTGAATTTCAGAGGTCATATTCAAGAGTTGTGTAAATTTTTATATAGTTATGGGCATAGATTTTTAAAGAGCAAATTTGAGTGATAATTTTGCGTTTTAATTAAATTTTATATGAGAAATTTAATTACAAGAAATAGAAATTATATAGTAATGCAAAGTAGACCAACAAGATTATATTGGAATTTATTTAGGTTAGTGAATAATATAAATAGTATTAGATAGTTAATTGAACAATAAAATATAATATATTAATAAAATAAATTAATAAATAATAAAAAGGAAGGTAAATATATATGAATAAAATAAATAATAATAAATTAAATAAAACTTTTACATATTCAGGAAAACTTACATATTCAGATCGTGGTGACTACATCCTCTCTTCCCCTACCCAAACAACAAATATATCTACAATTCTAAAGAAAATAGATTGTTGGTATAGCAATCATATAGATATTAAGATTTTAAAAGGTTGTAAGATACTATATGATGAGCAGGATGGAAGATTGCTTAAAAAATTAGATAAGTATGGTTTAGATAGTTATCATGTAAATGGATTAGATTTAGAAGAAGTGCTTTTTAATTCGGTAGGATTAGATATTGATATAGAAATCAGTAGTAGTGCATTAGAGGAAATTGCAGGGTTAGGGGTAGATATTATAGATGGGACAAAATAATATAAATGAAAGGAGTATGGATAACAAGAATAATATTATATATTGTTCTAATTGTTTGAGGGAATTGGATAGTAAGGATAAAGACGTTGTGAAAGATGTAGATAATAATATTTTCTGTGATAAATGGTGCAAAGGGGAATTTTTAAGAGAGAATTATAAGTTGATTCTAGAAATTATAGGATATTAAGTAGTATTTACATATAAATTTAAATTAATAAATATAAATAAAGGAGATTATATTATGAGTGATAACAGAGAGTTAATTTGGGTAACTAAAGGTCAAGCAGAAATGTTTAAAGAATTAAATTCAGAAGTCAGTCAGAATAATTTTGTTGATAAGTTAATTAAGGAAAGAAAATTAGATATTCAAAATAGTATTGAAAATTTAGATGATGATTTATTAAGATTGAAATCATTTGGTTTAACTTATAAAACTGAACTTAAAAAAGTTTATGATGAGAAGATTTATGAATTGAAAAATAAGATTACACAATTAAAACCTGAATTAGAGAAAGCTACAAGTCAGGTTAAAGAAGTTAGTAATGCTTTAAGTGGTATATCGACATATTCTATTGAGAGATTGATTGATGTTGTGTATAAAGTTAATAATATGAGTGAGAAAGATAAAAAGTTAATGATGGATTTGATTAGTTTAACGACAGATAAAACACTATAAAAATATAATATAAATAATAAAGGAGAAATGATATTATGAAAATTAGTAAAAATTTCATTGTATCTGAATATGATTTAGATGAAATTGAAGCAATTATGGAAGAAAAATTACATAAATTTGTAGTAGAAACTTTTGGTGAAGAAAATTATAAAAATATAAAAGTTAAAGCAGAATACATAGAATACATGGATGATAATATGAGATGTTTTAAAGATGAATTTAGATGTGAATTATGGTTAGAAGTTATTTTCTCGCAATATAATTATTTAATTAAAGGTCATGGAGTTAGAAATGAGAGTATTAGTATGATGTTGGAATATAATGGTAGCAAACCATTTTATATTGACGGCAAGTTTGAGAGTAGAAATGTTTTTGAATGGATACAAGGTGGAATTATACAGAAGTGTGAAAGTATATATGGGATAGATAAGGAAGATATTTATGAGAAGTTTAATGATTATATGATGGATTGTTAGTTAATTAGGTAAGTTATTACTGATAATTAGGGATTAGTATAAGAATATTTAATTCTTATACTAATCAAAATAAAATAATATTTATAAAAGGAGAATGATAATTATGAAAGTAAAAGAATTATTTGAAACACTTAAAGGTAAAGAAGATTATGATATTAATATTAATTATAATCTTTATGATGATTTTGAATTAGAAACTAATGATGAACTAAAAGAAGTAAATATTATATTAATTGATGAAGATGAAAATTATGAAGATGACGATAATGAATACGAAGAAGATCAAATAGAAGATTATTTATATAATTTTAACGAAGATGATTTAATCGAATTAGTAAATAAATTAGATATTGAACATGACACTTCTGATAATTTATCAAAAAATGATTTAATATCTAAAATAATTAATTCTGAAGATGAAGATATTATAAAAGATACTTGTGAAGATTTATTTAATTATAGTTATGATGATTTTATAATTGACAATAATTGGAGACATAGCAATTATGAATCAAAAGATATTAATGATTGGGATGTAGATGATCATTTAGCTGCTTGGTATGACCATATGATGGAAAAATAAATAATAATGTAATTATTAAAGGAGGATTAATTTATTGTCAAATTACCCACCACAAAGATACATATATAAAATTAATTCTACTAGATTAAGAAAATCAAAATGGAATTTAAATATTAGTATTGATGAAGCATCTGATAAAAATGAATTAGTTTCTTTGGCAGAAAGTGCATTAATTAGATTTATAGATATTATAAATAAAGTTAACACTAAATCTATATATGAAAAAGTTAATAATGTTTATAGGGATATAAGCAAGATAAAAAAACTACCTACTTCTATTGATAATCGTAGAAAAATTAAATCATTATATAATAAAATATATGATTTATTATTGATAAAGGATTATGTTTGTATAGTAATAGATAACAATAAAGATTTTGATAGAATGAATAGTAAGAAAGGATTTTATATTAACGGTGTTAAATTTAAACATCTACTAGGCACTCCTGGAGGAGTAAAAAAATATACAATAACTTATGTTAGTGAAAATGTTTATGAAGATTTAGAAAATAAAATAGATAATGGTAGAAATATGAATAATAATTTTATACCTGCAAAACTAGAATCATATAAATCTTTAGTTACTTCTTCTAGTATTCCTGTATCAGATCCAAAAGGAATACTAGTTGTAAATGACTGTATAACAAATTTTAAAGCAAATGTAATTAAAATAGATGATACTATATCAGAGTATCCTGATATTGTATATGAAAAAGATTATCCTATTGAATTAAATGATAGTGATGGGTATGGTATTATCTCACCTGAATTAAGTAGAAGATGGATAAAAGAAATTAATAATGATAAAAGTATTGATGAAGAAGATAAAGAATATTTTATACCTAGTGGATATTGTCTGCGTAATTCTTTCTGTAAAGGCATGATTTTTTCGTTTAATTTCCAAGATTTTGCAAAAAATATAGCAAATAAAAAATATATAGTTAAGGATGTTTGGAATGAAGATAGAGACATTAGAAATATAGAATTAATTTTAACAACCTCAATGCTTAAACTTTGGGATTCTTATGATTCACTTGAACATTATCTATCTTGTTGTAAAAATAATGGATATTCATTTAGTATTACAAAACATACACCTAAAGTATTGGAAAATGAACGACATACAAATTACCAATTTTTGCAATCTTTATACTTAAATACTGAAGGTATTGAACAGTTAATTAAACCAACGACAGAAGAAATACATGATATTATTAGTAAGGATTATAGAAAAAGTATATTATTTCTTAAAGGTATACATTTAGATAAAATTAATTTTAATAATGAAGAAAATGATTTTATTAAAGCGTTAATGATTGATAAAAGAATGATAGATGATTCTTTTGTCAAAAATAAAATACATAATACGATTAAAAAAAGAATTAAAGATGCTAAGATAGGTGTATTAAAGACAAAGGCAAATTACTCTATTGTTTCAGGTGATATTTTTAGTTTATGTCAAAATATATTTGGAATGGAAGTAACAGGTTTGTTAAAAGAAGGAGAATTTTATTCTAAATATTGGAATGATTTAGATGTAGATAAAGTTGCTTGTTTTCGTGCTCCTATGACTTGTCACAATAATATTAGAATATTAAATTTGAAGAATACAGAAGATATGCGAAAATGGTATAAATATATGAATACAATTACAATTTTTAATTCATGGGATACTACTGCTCATGCTTTAAATGGTTTAGATAAGGATTGATTACAGTCCCTTATGTTAGTAATAACATATGAAAAATCCGGTGAACTTGCAGAGCAAGGTGTCACATTGACTTAATTGTTTGTAGTAGGAAATGACTACTTAACAATGTGGCTAACAGGGGAAGTCTAAGTGTGTGTTTATAATCAAGGAGGAATAAAATATAGAAGTTTGGAAAAATATTAATATAAATGGTCTGGATTATGAGGTTAGTAATTATGGTAATATTATAGGAGTTAGTTCTGGAAAATTATTAAAAACTAGATTAAATAAAGATGGATATGTTTGTGTAACTGTTGGGAAAAATGATTGTAGAATAACTGAAAGATTACATAGATTGGTTGCAAAATTATTTATTAATAATATTAATAATTATCCAGAAGTTAATCATAAAGATTTTGATAGAACTAATAATCATGTCGATAATTTAGAGTGGGAAACACATGAATATAATATTAAATATACAGTTTTACATAATAGACATATTGCAAGAGATGGAAGAATGAAAGGTGAAAATAATCCAAATTATAACAATAATAGTTTAAAATTAAAATACATGAATAATCCAGAATTAGCAAAACTAAATAATTCTAGACCAAAAGAGCAAAATGGCAGAGCAAGAAAAATACAATTATATGATATTAATAATAATTATATAGATACTTTTGAATATATAGGTGCTTGTGCAGAATATTTAAGGGATAATAATTTTACAAAAGCAAAAGTTGATTCTATAAGAGGTAATATAATACTAAGTATTAATAATAATAAATCATATTTAAAACATTATTATAAATTTGTTAGTTAAATTAATATAAATAAACACACATATGATAATCCTGTGCGAAATCTTAATAATTATTAAGATAATCGTTAAACGACTATCCTGAAATAGTGGTGAAATTCCACAATAGGAGTAGGACTGTAGCGATACAGTGGGTGAAATTCCCTTAAATCGAAGTGCCGGACTCCTTAATTTTTTAAGGATGATGATATAGTCTAGTCCCTTTTGAAATACTGCGAAAGCAGGGGTACAATCGAGTGATTGTGTATTTACAACTAATAATTCTACGATACTTAATTCCATTAAAGAAACAGATGCAATATTTTGTGTGCAAAAAACAGCAGATAAAATAATTCCTAAGAAAAAAGATTTTATAAAATCAAATAAAGATGGATTTGGAGATGATATAGGTGTAACAACAAATCATATCACTTCAATGTTTGATGTATTAGTAAAATTTAAAGAAGATAGTAAAGAATATAAAGAAGTATTAAATAGAATTATGTGTGGGCAAAATTATCAACAAAATGCGATAGATAAAATTAAAGGTATAGTTAGTAAAAAAATACCTAAAGAATGGTATGATTATCGTTCTGCTATTAGTGATTTTGATAAGAGTATTGTAGCAAATAAAAAACCTTATTTTTTTAATTATATATATCCATATAGGAAGAAAGTATATGATAGATATATAAACCAAACTAAAAATACTTGTCTTATGAGATTCGGTATAACCATAGATGAGTTAATAAGTTTAGAAAATAAAACAGAGGAACAAATTGAATATCTTAAATGGTATTATATTAAAATGCCTGTATCTATAAGTAAATCTGTGATGAATCGTATTTGTTGGAGAATTGAAAAAGAGTTTGATAATTATAATATAATTAATAATAATGATTTTGATTATTCAATACTAATGACAAATAGTAAATATTCTAAAGGTAGATACAATGCTATTAATAAATTATATCAAGATTATACTGAAAAAACACAACAATATTCTCAAAATATAAAAAGTAAAAGAATTGATAATGAAGAAAATAAAATACATAGACAAATTTTAAAAGATACTTTTAAGAAAAAAGCATATGAATTATGTAGTAATGCTGAAGAATTATGTAATATTGTAATTAGTATTTGCTACAAGAATAATAATTCTAAACAATTTGCATGGGATATTTGTGGAGATATAATTATTAACAATTTATTAAAAAATAATAATTATATTGTATCATACCCTATTTTAAATAAATTTGGTGATATTGAGTTTGGTGGTAATAAATTTTCGATGTTTACGGAGGATATTAATGAAAATAATATTGAATGAAAAAGTATTATTAAATAAATCATTAAATGATGGATATGTTGATGATAAACCAAGTATCACAATAAAATTATTAGCAAAACATTTTTTTAAGATTGGTCAAGATAAGGAACAAGTTATTGATTCTATTGATAATTTTATGAGCAATAATTATAAGAAATATAATTTTATGAATTGGAAAAATACCATTGAGAATATTGTAAAACAAGTTAGTAATTTATCTGATTATGAATTTTTTTATATTATAAATATATTAGTATATGAAGATGAACTAGAAATTATAAATAGTATTAATAATTTAAGATTAGAAAAATTAGCTTTTGTCTTACTTGTTTATTCTAAAATATATAATCAAATGAATAAAAATAAAGCTAATTGGGTTAATTCAAGTTTAAAAGATATTTTTAGTGATACAAAAATGGCAATAAGTAAAAAAGATCAAGGTTTAATGATTAATAAATTAAAAGATATGGAATTAATAGAGGTGTCAAGAAAAGTTGAATGTACTAATATGAAAGTTTTATTTGCAAAAGATGAAGGTAAAGTTGCTATTGAAATTATTGATTTTATAGATTTTATATATGAATATTTAGATTGGAAAGGTTATAGAATTGATGTTTGTGAAGGAAATAATTGTTGTAGATTAATTATAATGAGAAATAATAAAAATAAATATTGTAGTGATTGTGCTAAAATAAATAAATTAGAACAAAATAAGTTGTGGAAAAGAGAATATGATAAAAGTAGGAAAATAGAAAATAGTAATAAACCATTATAAATAAAGAGTTTTATAACTATATATAAGAAAAATCTTATATGGAAACTATAAGTAATCACGGTGGATGTCTTCGGACTACACTTTAGAGAGTTAGGATGCGTCCTGCTCTCTTTTTAATTTCCTCATTCGTTTTCTATTTTCGTTTCCTATTAAAAAATTTGAAATACAATAAACTAAATAAAATAAACTACAAAAGGAGAATCAACGTAACATTGAAACAAATCAGTCAACAAGAAAAAGAATGGTTAATCTCTAAAAAAATTTTAAAAATGGAAGGTGGGAAGTATCCTGATTTGTCTGGTACTTCAAAAAAGAAGAAAAGTAAAAGGAAAAAGATTTTAGTACCTGATTGGATGGCAGATAGAGTTTTTAAGGATATGTATAAGAAAGATGTTATAGAATAGTAAGCAACAAAAATTTTCCGAGAGGAATTGATATCTTATGAAAGAATTAAAAAAGATTTTTGTAGATACAAATGTACTCTTAAGTCCAAAATTTAATTTTGATAATTATTCTCGTATATATATAAGTATTGTCTCAATTGAAGAATTAGACAAACTTAAAAGAGATGAACGAATATCATATCAAGCAAGACAAGCAATTAAAAATATTAATTCTGCTGATAATGTAGATATTATAATGAATGGTGTTAATATTTGTGGTGTAATGTTTTCTAATCAAAGTAATGATAATATGATACTGTCTATGGCATATACTACTTATGAAAATAATGATAAAGATATGATTTTTATTTCAGATGATTACAATTTAATTGTTAAAGCACAAGCATTAGGATTACCATGTAAAATGTTTGAGTTTGAAGATGGTAAGAGTAATGATAAATATAATGGCATTAGAAAACTAACTTTGACAGAGCAAGAATATGTTAATTTACTTGAAAATCCTAATTTATATAATTTTCAACCTAATGAATATATAATAATTCATAATACAACATCTAATGATGAATATTTATTTACATGGAATAAGTATTTTGAAGAAGTAAAAATTAAACCAATAATAAATAAATATGTAAATAAAATTGTACCATTAGATATTTATCAAAAAGCATTTATACATATGCTTCAAAATGATAATATAAAAATTAAAATAACTGATTCAAAATATGGCGTAGGTAAAAGTTTTTTGATGATACATTGGGCATTGCAAATGTTAGACAAAGAAAAAGTTGATAAGTTATATTTTGTAAAAAGTGATTCACCACCTAAAGGAAGAAGAGAATTTCCTGCAATCCCAGGAGATGTAGTAGAAAAGACATCTCCTCTACTTGGTGTTTTATGTGATACCACCTCGGAAGATAATATAATGGATATATTACTTAGAAATAATAGATTAGAAATTTTACCTATTCAATTTGCTAAAGGTAGATCACTTCGTAACTCTATATTGTATATAAATGAGGCACAAGATTTTACACCTTCTGAAATGGAAAGATTACTTTCTAGAATTGGTGAAGGAACATTTGTATTATTAGATGGTTCTACTATGCAGATTGATAATAGATACTGTTTAAATAGAAATGGATTAACTGTTACAAGCAATAATTTCAAAGATAAATATATTGCAGGGCAAGTTAATATGATAGAAGATCATAGAAGTGAAATTAGTAAAATGGTAAGTGAAATGGATTGGAAGGATTAAAAAGAATAATGGTCGATATTCTATACCTCTTCTACACTATTTTAAATTGAATTGAGGAATTGTATGGAACATTTAAGAAAAGATAACGAATCAGATTATGATTATATAATTAGACTTATTGAAGGTAAATCAAATGGAATTTATGATATTGATTATGTTGAATTATTTAAATTAGCATTTGGGGTAACATTGAATTCTGATGAATGTAGGAAAAGGTATTATGGTTTAAAAATGCTTCTTCCTTATCTTGATAAAGAAAAGATAATTAATATTAGTGATGATAAGATATTGAATGAGTATGAGCAAAAATTACAAGAATTACAAAAAGAAAAAATAAAAGTTCAAACAGAAAAAGCAGTATTATCACAATTATTAAGAGAGGATGCAAGATTTGAATTATTTACTGAAAGAGCAATTCAAGCAATAAAAGAAATTCAACCTCTTCCATCCCCTATTAAAATTATTAATAATAAAAATAAAACAGAAGGATTGTTGTGTATTTCTGATGCACATTTTGGAAAAGAAATTTTAATTAAAGGACTTAAAGGTGAGATTATTAATGAATATAATGAAGATATATTTAAACAAAGAATGTATAAACTACTTGATAAAACTATAGAAATTTGTAAAAAAGAAAATTTAACAGAAATACATATAATGAATCTTGGTGATGAATTAGATGGATTAATTCATCTAGGACAACTTATAAATTTAAAATATGGTGTTATTGAATCAGCAATTAAATATTCTTATTTCATAGCAACATGGTTAAATTTATTAAGTGAAAATGTTAAAATAAAATTTTATTCTACATGTGGAAACCATACAGACTTGAGATTGTTAGGTACTAAAAAAGGGGAATTGCCACATGAAAATATTAGCAAAGTAATTTTTGTTTTAACAAAAGAAATATTAAAAGATAATCCTAATATTGAATGTATGGAAAATGAAACGGAAATGATATATACACAAATTGCAGGATTTAATGTTTTAGGTACTCATGGTGAAGAAAAAGATGTTCAACAATCAATTAGAGATTATTCATATATGTATAATGAAGATATTTCTTACCTTGTAACTGGTCATAAACATCATGCAAATAGTATAAATTTAGGTGTTTCTAAAGGTACTATTGGTGTTGGTTCAATCTGTGGATTAGATGATTTTAGTTTAAAAATTAAAAAGATTTCTGAAGCAAGTTCTACATTTGTTGTTTTTGAAGAATGTGTTGGTAAAACAATTGAATATAATATTAGTTTGAATTAAAATAAAATGCCGAAAGGTAATATATACATGGAATATTTAATACCAAATGATAGAATAATGGATGAAATGCGTATTAACTCTGCTATGAGAGACAGACGTATTCTATTTTCTGAGGAAATAGAACGAGATTCTATTTTTAAGGTAATGTATTGGCTAGATAGACTTAAATTACTTGACAAGAAAAATAATACTAAAGAACCAATAGAAATAGTTTTAGACACATATGGTGGTGATGCGTACTCAACAATTGCTTTATGCTCCAAAATAAAAAGTATGATTAATGAAGGATATAATATTATCATAACAGTTCATACTACAGCTTTTTCTGGTGGATTTTGGTTGCTTATATGTGGTTCAGAACGTAGAGCATTACCTGATTCTAGAATTATGGTTCATAGTATTATATCAGGTTCATTTGGTAAACATCAAGAAATGATTGATGATATGGAAGAAACTAATACTATGTGGAAAAAGTTAAAAGAGATAGTTATTAATAATACTAATATAACTGAAGAAAGATTAGAAGAAATTAAGAAATTAAAATATGATTGGTACTTTTGGGGAAGCGAAGCATGTCAAGACAATCTAAAAGTAGTTGATTATTTAATTTAAGGAGAAAACATATGAACGATAAAACAAAAACAATATCTCAAACACAAATACAAGAACAAGAATTAAATACCACTCCCCTACTCTCTTCTACATCAGAAGTGATTCTATTCTTTGAACCATTAGAGATATCAACTGATAATCTAGCAGAAGATACTAATATTCAATTAGATTTAGATGAATTTAAAAGAGGATTAAAAGATTCTTCATATTATTCTGGTTTTTACACAGGTTTAATTAATTCAGGTATTTCAATGGATGATTCTATTACGTTAATTCTGAATAAAATGAATGTCGATCATAGTGTACAAATAACTAATATAAATGCTAATGCTACTATTGAGAGTTCTAAAAATGCGACAATATTAAAGGAAAAAGATATGTTGTAATAATTAAATTATATTTATTACAATTATAAAATAATAATATAAATTTAAAGGAGAATATTAAAACATGCAACTAACAACCAAACATTACTATGATGATGAAACTTTTGAACACGTAAAAAGTAAGTTTTATATTGATGGTGAAGAAGTTGATTTTGAATCTTATCAAGATTTTGTTGGTGGTTTAAGTGAATATAATAAAGAAGAAGTAAAAAAAATAAATGATAGTCCTTATACATACGATGACGATGAAGTTTGTGATTGTTGTGAAGATTGCGAAGGATGTAAAGAAGATGAATTTGATTACGGAGAATTGTTAGAATTATTTGCTAAGAGAATTCAAGAGACAAATGGAAATAAAATTTCTATTAAATCTATTTTAGACGAATTTGCGGATAATTTTATTGAAGATTATGATGAGGAATCAGTTGATAAATGTGATGATTGTGAAAATAAAGATATATGCTTAGATATTAGTATTATTGAAGAATTTTATGATCGAATTGAAAACTTAGATTGTGATTGTAGTTCATGTATAAAAAATGTTTTATATGAATTGTTTATGTTGGGTAAGGAAATTGGATGGAACGATTGTGAAAAGGAATTTGTTAATGATACAAATAAAAATGAAAAAGAATCTAAAACTAATATTACATGTAATTTAACTGTTAATAATACAAAAGATGATATGAATAAAGTTGCTGAACAAATACTTAACATGATTAATAATTCTACTAGATGGGGTTAGATAGTCGGAAGGACAATTAAATAATCATAGATAAAACCCATTAATTATTATCTTAATGGGTTTTAATGTGTGTTTATTATTTAGTATAGAAGTGAGATTTGGTTGTAATATTTTTTAGGTTAGTATTAGATTATAAATATAATAATTTTAAATATGTTTATTTTAAGAAGTTAAGTAATTGGGAATTAGCTATTCCCTCTCTACACATCCTAATTTCTATTTTATTTTTATATGCGTGGAGAAATGGAGGATAAATTTAAAAATATTTGTGTAACGGTAATTTAATAATTGATAAAGATAATTTTAATAAATATTATAATTTTAAATTTGATAATTTATTAGATAATGAATACAAGTATATTACTTTAAAAGGAGATGATGCCAGATGCCAAGATTAACTAAAACTATTAAGAATATTAAAGAAGTTAAAACTGTATCTGGAGAAGGTTATTGTAGAATTTGTATGAAAATGCATCCTATATCTTATTTTTATGAATGTACAAATCCAAATATAGATAAAAATGGTTATCTTTCAATTTGTCGAGATCATTGTAATGAGATTTTCGATAATTATTTCTCAATACATAATAATATAGATATTGCTTTAAAATTAACATGTAGAGATTTAGATGTAAGGTATAGCGAAGAAGCGTTAAAACAAGCACAATCGCATGTAGAAAATTTAATGTCTAAAGGTAAAAAAGCAAGTAAATTATTTGGATATTATAAAAGTAAACTTGGGTCCACAAGTAAGAATAATGAAAAATTAGAATCATTTAGATTTAAAGATAGTGAATTTGAAAATATTATTAATGATCAAGTTGAAGAAGAAATTGATGATGATTTAGTTTTATTTTGGGGAAGAGGATTTTCATTAGATGATTATATATTTTTAGAATTAGAATTGTCAAATTGGAAACAAACACATAAATGTGATAATCAAGCTGAAATAACATTACTGAAAGAAATTTGTGTAAAAATATTAATAATAAGAAATAAACGTGCAGATAAAGAAGGCGTATCACAAGATGTAAAAGAATTACAAGAACTTTTTAAAACAGCATCAGTTGATCCTGCAAAAGCTAATCAAGCAAGTGCTGGAAAATCACATGAAGCATTTGGTTTATGGGTAAAAGATATTGAACAATTTAGACCAGCAGAATGGTATGAACAACAAGATAAATATAAAGATATAGATGGATTTAAACCATATCTGAAAAATTATATTTCTCGTCCCATTGAAAATTTTCTTACAGGTGTTAGAAATTTCTTTGTTGATGATAATATTGATGCTGATTTAGATAGTGTTGATGTTGGGAAAATTGATGGTGATTTTAATGGGTCGTAGTTATAATAATTATCAAAATAATCATAGTAAGTATTCTGGACATAGTAATCAATTTAAAGCACCTAAGTCAATGATAAAAGATAAAGATAGAAATGAACAATGGCAAGAAAATTTAATTGATTGGACTACTTTTTATCGACGTAATATTCATAGATTTATTCAACATTATTTTGGAGTACAATTATATTGGTATCAAATAATTTGGATATATTTTATGAGTATATGTGAAAGTTTTGTTACAATTGCAAGTAGAGCAGCAGCAAAGTCATGGTTAATTGCTTTATTGGCTTATGCTAGAGGTGTACTTTATCCAAATAGTGAAATTGTAATTGTAGCAGCCTCAATGAAACAGGCAGGTATTATATTTGGTAAAATGTCAAGATTAAAAGATGACTATCCAAATATTTCTAGAGAAGTAAAAGATTTTTCAGATACTCAAAATAATTGTAGTTGTACTTTACAAAATGGAACAACTATTAAGGTTGTAGCTTGTCAGGAAAGTGGGAGAGGAGAAAGATCTACTTTCACAATTGGTGAAGAATTTCGTATAATGGACAAAACAAAATTTGATGCGATAGTAAAACCATTTTCATATGCTAGACAAACACCATATTTAATGAAACCAGAATATGCAAATGAAAAAATTTTAATTGAAGAACCAAGACAAGTTCTTATATCTTCTGCTTATCATAAAGGATTATGGTGGTATAAAGAAACTTTAGACACTATAAAAATGATGTTAGAAGGAAAAGATGCAGGTTTTATTGCTTTTGATTATTTAATTGCTATTAAACATAATATTAAAACTAAAAAAGCAATAGCAAGAGACAGATCGACTATGGATGCAATAACTTTTTTAGAAGAATATGAAAATATCCCATTTGGAGAGAACAGTAATTCTTATTTTAAATTAGATATGTTTCAAAAAAATAGAAAATTAAAGAAGTCGTTTTATCCTTTAAGACATGATATATTAAATAAAAAGAAAAATCCAAATGAAATAAAAAGAGTAGATGGAGAAATTAGAATTGTTTCAGTAGATATTGCTGCAAGAAAAGGTCAGAAAAATGACAATACAATTATTACTTGTATAAGAGCATTACCTACATTAAAAGGATATCACCGTGAATATGTTTATATGGAATCAAAACAAGGTGAGCATACCGAAAAACAAGCATTACGAATAAAACAAATTTATCATGATTTTGAAGCAGATTATATTGTACTTGATTTACATAACGTAGGTATTACAATTTTCGAGAGACTTGCAACAGTAACAAAAGATGATGAACGTGGAATTGAATATGATGCTTTTACAGTATATGAACATAAATCTCTCGATAAATCATTGATTGATGAATTAAAAGAAAAAACTTTAGCAGCAAAAGCAAAACCTGTTATATATCCTGTTTTAGCTAATGCTAGATTAAATAGTGATATTGCAGTAGATTTTAAAGATAAACTACAAAGAAATATGTGTAATTTCCTTATTGATGAAAATGATGGTGAAGAATATCTAAATAAAACAAATAAAGATTTTTCTCGCAATCAAGATATTAATTTAACTGTATGGTATATTCATCCATATAGACAATTTTCAGAAATGGTTAATGAGACTATTAATTTAGAATATACCATACTTAATGGAAATATTAAATTAGAAACAATTGGTACAGCAAGGAAAGATAGGTATACAAGTTGCAGTTATGGAGGGTATTTTATTTCTTTATTAGAACAAGATTTATTAAAAGAAAAAGAAGAAGATGATCTTGAAAATTTCTTTATTGCTCCAACATCAAAACCTTGGGAAAAATTTTCAAATTACTAATTAATCACTTAAAAAAGTAGGCAGGTGAAATATTTGGCAAGAAAAAAGCAAAAATCACTTTCTGTTACAACAAATAGTAATAATAATATAAATAGTAATATAAACAGTGATATATCAAATACAGATATGTCACCAGATAAATTTTTAGAAACATATTCTAATACATTATATAGTTTGTTAAGAAAGATAAATAATAATCAAGGATACTATCCACATTATAGTAACTCTTTGATGAAAGATATAAATATATCTCCATATAAACCTACTTCTCAAGAGATTGAGAAATGGTTATTACAACCTCATAGATATGAACAACAATTAAGTAATTTGTCACAGTATCTTGAGGGGGTATCTTTACAATTTGAACGTGTAGTTTATCATTTTGCATCTAATCTTGATTTTTATTATTACATTTATCCTATCACTCCCGTTCCCGATCCTAAAAAAGATAAAAAAGCGTTTGCTACATATAAAAACTCTAAAAAGAAAGCATTAGATTTTTTAACGAAACTTAGAATTCAAGAACAATTTTTTAATATAACTTTAGGTGTCATACGTGAGGGTGGAAAATTTTACTATTTAAGAGAAGCGGATAATTATATTGATTATCAAGAAATGCCTTCTGGAGATAATAGATGTATTATAAATGGAAGAACAAGTTTAGGATACACATATGCCTTTGACATGACGTTTTTCCTTCGTACACCACAATCACTTAATGATTATGCTTCTGAATTTACTGATTGGTTTGAAGATTTTTATGAGGATATTAAGACTAATCAAAATTATTTTATACAAATGCCACCTAAAAAATCGGTAGTGTTTCTTTTTGATGACACCAAGGCTGCTAGATTGAATCCTTTAAGGGGTTTGTTTAGAGATGTGTTAGGAATAGATGAATATCGTCAACTCTTGAAGACCAAAACGATGTTAGACACATTTAAATTAATATATTTACAAGCACCACTGGATAAAGATGGAAAACCTTCCATAGATTTCAATACTACTGCCAAATGGGTGGCGGCTTGTCAAGCTGGCTTAAATTTCGGAACTACAGTATTTTCCTCTCCAATGAGTGCCACAGAAATCAAGACCTCTGACAATCAAAGTATAGCAGCAATTTCAAGTATAGTGGGAAATAGTATGTGGCAAAATTCTGGTATATCACCGTTAACATATGGTTCAGCAGATGGTAAATCTGGTTCTGCTGTTAAAAATAGTAATACTACTGATATGCAATTTATAAATCATATGTACAGACAATATACTAAAAATATAAATTATCAATTAGCACAAAGAACGGGTTCTTATAAATTTGGGATTAAGATGTTCGGGGACTCATTTAGTCGTGAAGAAGTTTCGAATAGGTATAAGAACGCTGCAACCCTTGGCGTGTGTCGTAAAGAATATCTCGCTTCTTTGGGAAAATTACCAGAAGAATATGAAATGCAGATGGATGATGAGACACTATATAGTTGGGACACGCAACAATTCATTCCTTTTAGTACGTCTTATACTCAAAGCGGAAGCAATCCTAGTAATTTAGGTGGTAGGGAGAAAAAACCTGATGACCAGCTAAATGACGGAGGAGCCACTACTAGGGACTACGACTCAAACGATGGAAAAGTTATAAGCTAATTAAATTAAATATAAATATTATTGACAAAGTTATAAAATAATAGTATAATAATATTGGGATAGATAAGGAAGTCATGAGCCTTATTGATAAGAGAATATCCGAGTTCTTTTCCCTTATTTAAAATTCTCGGAAAATAAAAATAATTGCTGTCGGAGGTAATAATTAATGTTGCTAACAAAAGAAGTAGAAATTGGCTTAAGTGGAAGACATATTAAATGGTATAAAAATAAAGGATATATAATACCAAGGGAAAAAGATAATCAAGGAAGGTTGTCAGTTCCACAGAATACAAAAATATTAGTTAAAGTAGAGGATTTATTAGATAGTTATAAGGTGCAAGTTGATATTGGATGTGATGAGTGTGGAGAATATTTAAAAACAATAGCATTGAATGATTATCGAAAATATATTAAAGACGATGAACAACATTATTGTATAAATTGTTTTAATTCATTATATATTAATGGAATTAAAGCACAAGAAGTTAAGCAAATAATTAATAATAACTTAGGAGATACTTGGAAATTACTTAATGTTAAAATAATAAATACTCAAATTAATGTAGATTTAATTAATTCGGATGGATATATGTATAGTAAAATTAAAATTTCCAGCATAAAAAAAGGTTATATACCACAAGGGTTTTATAAATCTAATATATACATATATCAAAATATTAATAATTGGTGTAAAATAAATAATTATAATATTAGATTGAGTGATGAGTACATTGGCTATGATGTAAAACTTAAATGGGAATGTTTAGACTGTAATCATATATTTGAAAGAAGTATGAATGCTATTACACGTGGGCAAGTGGGATGTTCTATTTGTGGAGATAATATTTCATACCCCAATAAGTTTGGACGTAATTTATTAAACCAATTAAATAATACATACAAATTAAAATATATAAAATTCGAATATTCACCGGATTGGATTAAACCTAAGAGATATGATAGTTATTTTGAATTTAATAATAAAAAATATATAATTGAAATGGATAGAGCATTGGGACATGGTAATAAAAAAACATTAGATGGAACCACCCCTGAAGAATCTCAAGCTATAGATGATTATAAAGATAAAAAAGCAAAAGAACATAATATTAAGATGATTAGAATTGATTGTGTAAAATCAGATATGAAATATATTAGAGATAATATTTTAGTTAGTGGATTAGCACAGATATTTGATTTATCTAATATTGATTGGTTAAAATGTCATGAGTTTGCTTGTAACAATTTAGTAAAAGAAACATCTAAATTATGGAATGCTGGAATTAAAAATTCATCAGAAATTAGTGTTATTCTGAACTTAGGAAAGAGAACAGTTATAAGATATCTTAATGAATGTAGTAAATTGGGGTGGTGTGATTATGATGCCAATGAAATACAAAAAGCAAGTGGGGTAAGATTAGGAAAATCAGGGGCGAAACCAGTTGTTCAATTGTCGTTAAGTGGTGAATATGTTCAAGAATATAGTAGCATGGTTGAAGCTGAAAAACAAACAGGAATTATTATTATGAGTATTTCATCTTGTTGCAGAGGTAAATTAAAATCTGCTGGTGGATATCAATGGATGTTTCTTTCAGATTATAATAAAAGCGAAATAAAACAATATAAAAAATCTCCATATGTTAAAAAAGTTGTTCAACTATCACTAAATAAAGAATATATTTCGGAGTTTGATAGTATTATTGAAGCAGAAAGACAATTAAAAATAAATCATTCAAATATTTCTTCTTGTTGTCTTGGTAAATATAATCATGCAGGTGGTTTTAAATGGATGTACAAATCAGATTATGAAAAATTAGTTGGATAGAATAAAAATACAATAATATAAAAGTAAGTTAAAGACTATATGTTTATAGTCTTTTTTATTTGTAATAAATAACAACAAAAAGTGAGTTGATAATATATGTACATAAAAAATGCAGAACAAATATTTTCTAAAGATGAACTTTATTATTGTTATGATATTAAAATTAAAAATTTCTTATGTAATGTAAAAAATATTCAATATATAAAAAAAAGTAAAGGAGAAGGTAAATTTTATTGGATATTTTTGATGAGTGATGAATTAGAAATTTATTTAAAGGAATGGAATAGTTAGAAAAAATAATTTTAAAGAAGTTAAAACTAAATTAACTTCTTTTTTTATTGATAATTTTAATTTCGATTTAACCAATTTAAAGGAGGTGAGTTAATTTGTGAGTGAAATAGTAAAATTTAATTGTGATAAATTTACTATAATAAGAGATGATCCTAGATTTTTGGTTTGTAAATTTTTCTTTGGACTTATCGGTTCTAACTATAATGGTAGTGTAATCGAAAAGGAAGATTATGAAAATAATAAAAATTTTATAGGATACACGCCGATTTGTGGTAAATTTAAAAATGGAGATTTTAAAGAACATGAAATTGATGAATATCCGTTAGGTAGTATATTAAGTTTAGAAGATTGTGAATATGGGTATGAAATATATGAAAATCTTGAGTATGCCACAGCATTAGGCGTGATCCAAAAAGAATACCTCACAAAGGAATCCGAGAATATTCTCAAAAGTGGCACAAAAAAAATAAGTATAGAAATTGAAGTTCTTAAAAAAGAAAAACTATCTAGTGGTAAGTTTAGGTTTAAGGAGTGGATTTATCAGTGTATAACTATTCTAGGAGATAAACTAGAAATAGCAACTGGTATGAAAAACGCACATCTTGAAGTTTTAAATAAACCAAGAGAAGCATATGCAAGTTTTTGTAAAAGTACAATAGAAACTTTTGCAAAACAAGACACAGACAATAAATTTCAGTTAGGTGATTCCGTAATACCAACAGAATTACACATGCCAGAACACGAAGGTAAAACAGGAATAATTTCAGAAGTAAAAAATGGCTATTATTATGCAATTAAATTTATTGGCGATGAAGAACAGCATGAGTGGTATGCAGAAGATGAATTAAAAATTTTTAAGAATGAAGAATTTTCAGTTGGAATTGAATTAGGTAAATCTAATTCAATTGAAATAAAAAATGATAAAGATAATTCTGTTGTTGGTGATTGGGAAGATCCTGGAGCGAAGATGTTAAATAGTCTACTTAAAGCAAGCAATCATGCTTCGCTTATAAAAGAAGCATATTTAATTATTGATGAAAATGTAGATAATGATTTATCTGTTAATAATGTCCATTATCCACATCATATTATAAATGATGGTAATTTAGTGGTACATTATAGGGGAATTCAATCTGCATTAAGCAGAGCAAGAGCACAAGGTATAACTGGTAGTCCTATATCACATTTAAAAAAACATTATAAACAATTGGGTCTTAATATGGATAACTTTGAAAAATTTAATTTAACTAAAGAAGATTATAGTTATCTATTTGAAGATATAAATAATTTTAAAGAAAGTGAGGTAGATAAGGTGGTATTTAATAAGGAAGAGTTTGCAAAAAATTTTAATGCAGTAGCAAATGAAATGTGGGGTAATATAGTCAATGCTAGTGAAATAAAAGCAGAAGATTTAAAGGCATTTGCAAAAGAAATTCTTACTGAAGAATTTAATAGTTTTGCTAAAATAAAAGTAGATGAAAAAAATGTGGAATTTATTCAAGAAAAAGAAACTTTACAATCTACTTTTGAATCTGAAAAAGAAACTATTAAAGCAGAATTTATTACTAAATCAGAAGAATTTACTACACAATTAGCGGAATTCACCACTCAATTAGAAGAAAAACAAAATTCTATTGTTTCTTTAGGTCAAGAACTAGATGGTTTAAAAGAACAATATTCTGCCAAAGAAACAGAAATTGAAACTTTTAAATCTGAAGTTGAGACTTATAAAACAGAGAATGAGATTCTTAAAACTGATATTGTTAATTTTGCTAAAGAAAAGAAAGAAACTCAAGCAGAAATTATTCTTTCTAAATTCGCAAAGAAAATTAATGAAGATGAAAGAAAAGATTTATTTGGTAAACTTGAAAAATTTAATACTGTTGAAGAATTTGAGAAAGAAGTTAAAGCTTTTGTTTGTGATAAATATGAAGCTGAAACTAAAGGAAAGAAAGATTTTGCAAGTTATTCTCGTATGGGAATTGTTGTAACAAATGAAACTAAGCCTGAAGGTGAACATTGGACTGATTATGTAAAAGATTATCAAGAAAAAAATTAAATTAATATTTAAAGGAGGAATTTTTAGTGAGCAATATATGTGAATTTATGAATGAGGCAATTTTTGATGCTGATGTATTAAGTGTACAACATGCTTCAACAGCACTCGATGATGGTTATGTAGGTGAATTAACTGGTTTAGTATCTGGAGAAAGAGATTTATATGCAATTGCTACTGCTACTGCTGTAACTACTAATGAAGTAGTAATGGTTGTTGGTGCAGAAGTCCATATTGATGCATTTGGGTTTAGAACTCCGGTACATAATAAGGCAACTTTTACTTATATCGCAGGGATGCCAGTCCGTGCTTATAGAATGAGAGTTGGTATGAGATTTAAAATTAATACTTCTGCTATTAGTGGCACTCCTGTTGTTGGACAGTATGTAATTCCTGCTAATGGAACTTTTACACTTGCTTCTGCTGCTACTTTAGCTGGCGGAACAAGATTGGCATTTGTAGTTGAAGAAACTGGTTCTACTTGTAATATTTTTACTGGAAAGACTGCTATTCCAGCTACAATTATTCGCGTAATTAAAGACTAAATAAAAATATAAAAAGGAAAGGATGAAAAATAATAATGAATATACTTACTAAGTTTTCTAAGAAACAAATTGCTACGGTTGATTTAGGTGTAGAATTATACAAACATTATCTTTATGAAAGAGAAAATAATTTAGGACAATATAGTAGATTTGCTACTTTTGCTAATACTACTGATAATAGTGGTCATGTAATTTCTTTTAAAGATAAAAATAATATTTTTAGTAATATGCTTGCTGATGAGGCTTATGAGATTTCTGGTTTGGATAAAGAACGTTTTGGAATTAGAGATGCTTTTGCTTTTCAAACTTTTGAAAGAGCATATTTTTCTGTAGTAGAAGCAGTTATTAATAAAATTAACGCAAAAACAGAAATTGAATCAGCTTTAAATTTTGCAGAGGTAAAATCTATTGCGGATGGAGATAGTTTAACTTTCCACATTCCGTCAAACCATTTATTGTCTGTATCTACTGTTGCTAATGGTGTGAGAAGTGTACATTTCCAAAACCTCTGGGAAGAAGATATTACTTTAAATCCTAAAAGAAAGAAAATTGGCGTAAAGATTGATACATATCGTCTTGCAACAGGAATGTATGATTGGGGTTGGTTGTTGAATCAGGTAGTTAAATCTTTTAGAACTAAGTTGCAACAAGAAGTAATTAATATTATTTATGGTGCATATTCCACTCTTGCAACTAATTTTAAAGAAACTACTTATGCTCAAGATTCATATATTCGTTTAGCAGAAAGAGTTGCTGCTGCTAATGGTGGTATAACTGCAACTTCTGTAGGTACAAAAACTGCTCTAAATAAGATTTTACCTACTAATGACTATATGAAAATGCCTATAGGCAGAGAATATGTAGACGTTGGTTATATTCAAGCTCCATTCGGAATTCCTACTTTGAAATTAGAGCAATCCATTAACCCAAACAGTGCTTATGATTTTGCTTTAGATAATAATTATGTGATACTTATGTCTATTGCTACTGATAAATTGGTAAAAATTGGTACTGAGGGACGTTCTACTATAAGGGCATCAAAAGAATACGAAACTAGTGACGGCACGAATTCTTATACTATTACAGATAGTTGGGATCTCAAGATTATTTCGATGGCATATTTTGGGATAGTAAAAGTGAGCTAGTAATTTATAATTTTATTTTAGAATAATAATATAATTCTTTATAGGTATTGAAAATTTAATAAATATAATAAAAGAGATATATTTATATATCTCTTTTATTTATTATTTAAGAAAATAATATATATAATTAACTAATCATTAATAAATCAATATATCGGAGGCATTAAAAACAATTTATGGCAAAATCAAAAAGTGAAAATAAATTAGATTCTAATTTAGATAATATAATTAATGAAGAAACTAATCAAATTAATTCTAATTCAATTGATATTTCAGAAGAATTAAAGAAAGAATTAGAATTAACAAATCAAAAAAATAAAGATCTTGAAGATAAAATTAATAATATTACTATTATGATGGAAAAACTATTAGAATCACAAAATAAAATAAATGAAAATAAATCTGATATAGAAACAATAAAATCTGAAACAAATAAAGGATTTAAATCTTATGTGACGATAGATCCTACAAAGAGAGTATTGTTAATGCAAATGGAACATGCAGGAGGTAGTTTTTTTACTCATAACAATAAACTTATTAGATTTAATAACTATGGACATATAAATCCTGTGCGTTTTGAAGATGTTGAAAGTTTAGTATCTAGATATCGCGATCATTTTGAAAATCTTGAAATTAGAATATTAAACGATGATGATGTAATTGATACTTTATATCTTAGAGAAAATTATAAAAAATATGATATTTCAAAAGAAGAAATTGATAATATTATAGAATTAGATACAAATAAATTAATAGAAAAAATAAAGTCATTGTCAAAACCACTGCAAGAATCAGTGTTAGCATTAATCATTTCAAATGTAGCTAAAAACAATCCAAAATATTTAGATAAAAATAAATGGGAAGTTTTAAATAATGTTTTTAATATTAATATTCAAGAATTTTCAAATAAATATGTGATTAATTAAGAAAGGAGAAATATATTTGGCTACCTCCTTTGAATTACCATTTGAACAATTTCTGTTGATTATAGATGATCCTAAATTTATCAATAATTATACAGAAGATAATTTAGCAATTGAATTGTCTAAGTATATATATAGGTCAATAGGTATATGTAGAAATTATTTAATTCCAAGAGTTGATATAAATAATTATACAAAAACAAGTTCTGATGGAATAACAATAGGTAATTTTACTGATGATTTAAATGATCAAGAAATTACTTATATTGCAAGAGGAATGACTGTGCCATATCTTGAATTTCAGTTACAAAAGCAAAAACATTTAAATCAGTTAGTATATGGTAGGGATTATCAAGTACATAGTCAAGCAAATCATATGAAAGAGGTTAGAGAAACTATAAAAAATGTTAGAGAAGAATTAATTCAAGATATGGTTATGAATTCATATCAACAAGATAGTGATGAATTAAAGGGTTCTAGTGGTGCAAATTCGTTGTGATAATGTTTATGATTTAATTAATTATAAACATGATTATTATGATTATTGTAGTTTTGACATTATATAATAGTTAAGAAGGAGTGGATAGTTTTGAGTTTTTCTGATATTGTAAATAGTTATAAGTCAAGATTATCTATTGATGGATTAACTATTAGGGATGAATATATTAATTCTATTACAGATAGTTTTACTGATAGTTTTGATTACAATGTAAGTTATAAAGAAGTTTCTTATAAAAAAAGGAATGAATTAAATTATACTACTGGTGTAAAGATACATGTATTTCAGGCTAAGAAAGATACTGAGAAAATTGCGCTTGATGATGTGAAACGAGTAGTTTTTAAGGATTTAGATTTTGTGTGTGAATCTGGTGATTTATTACAATTTGATAGTAATACGTGGTTAGTAACGTCAACAAATAATATAGATCATATAAAAAGTTGTGTAGTGCAACAATGTAATAATAATTTAAAGTTTGTTAAAAATCATATTTCATATACAATTCCATGTGTAATTTCAACAGTTGGAAACAGTATGGGGCTAGGTATTGATGAAATGAAATATGTTTCCGATATTGATGATTTTATTATAGTAAGAGTTGTTAACAATGTGGATTCTCAATTAATTTCAATTAATGATATATTTAAACTTGGGAACAAATGGAATTGGAGAGTAGAAAATATATCTGATGTAATTGATAATGGTATATTAGTACTTAAACTCAAGTGGGTTGCTGAGAGTGCTGAAAGTGCTAACTATGTATTGACAATCACCAATGGAAATTCGCTACAAATTGGCAGAACGCAACCATTAACTATTAATGCAGAATTAAAAGATAATGATATAGTTGTGTCTAGTCCACAACTTACATATTCCAGTTCAAATACAAGTGTGGCTACAATCAACAGCACTACTGGAGTTGTAACAATTTTAACTGCTGATAGTGTTATATTTACTGTCGCTTTAACTTCTGATAATAGTATAAAGGATACTATAAATGTTGAAATAATAGAAAGTACACAAACAAATTATACTTATGAACTTGTGGCAAATATGCTTCCGAGCAATGAGGTTAAGTACAATCAGACTAAGGTATTTACAGCATCTCGTTACAAAAATGGAGTTTTAGAAACAAGAGTTAACTTTACATTTGAGGTCATTCCAGATACGACACCAACAAATAAATATGAATTTCTAACACTCACAGGGAATACAACATCTTTGAAAGCACTTGGATATAGCTATTTCGTGGATTTAAAAGCTACTGATGTGGAATTTCCAACGAATAGTGTGCAGGTTAATGTTAAGTTGAGGTCAGTATTGTAAGGAGAATGTATGAAAATATTTAATATTGAACAGGCAGACGTTTTTATTAAACATGGTGCAATTCCTATAAGTTGTGGTTTAGGAAATAAATGCAAAACTTATATTGAGTTTGAAGAAAATCAAATATTTAAAGAATTATTAAAAAAGTGGTTAAATAGAGAAATTTAATTACTTATTTTTATATTTCAAAGATTAAAGGAGGATTAATATTTATGGGATTGATAAATGAAACAGTGTTAGTTAAGATGAATGGGGTAAATACAAAACATTATGAAAATTTAGGATATATAATTCCGAAGAAAAAACATTCTCAACGAAAAAATATTTTAGTATATGATACTACAAACCCCATATTGGTAAAAATTGAAGATTTATTAGATAATAGTCATGCTTTAGTAAATATTGAATGTGATGATTGTGGGAGAAAAATAGAAAATGTTATATGGCAAGCATATAAAAGATATGTTGGAGAAAATGGTGTATATTATTGTCAAAAATGTGCCAATAAATTATTTAGAAGACCAACATATAAAAAAACTAAATTAAAAAACAGCAAATCTTTTGAGCAATGGTGTATTGAAAATAATAAACAGGATATTCTTTTACGTTGGGATTATGAATTAAATGATTGCAAGCACAGTGAAATTACATATGGGGTGGATAAAAAATATTATTTTAAATGCCCAATGGGAATACATAAAAGCGAATTAAAACAAATTAATTGTTTAACAAGTGGACAAGAAGGAAGTATGGATTGTAAACTATGTAATTCCTTTGCTCAATGGGGAATTGATAATTTAGGCGTTGATTTCTTCGAGAAGTATTGGGATTGTGAGAAAAATACAATTAATCCTTGGGATATAAGTAAATGTAATAATACAAGAAAAGTTTGGATAAGATGTCAAGAAAAAAAATATCATAATAATTATGATATAAGTTGTTATCGATTTATTATGGGTGACAGATGTTCTTATTGTAGTAAACGTGGAGGCAAGGTACATTCATTAGATAGCTTAGGTACATTATTTCCAAAATCTTTAGAATTATGGTCTGATAAAAATAAAAAATCGCCATATGAGTATGCACCTAAAAGTGATAAAGAAGTATATTGGAAATGTCCTAATGGAAAACATGATGATTATATTAGAGATATTTGTAATTCTAATAAATGTGATTTTAGATGCCCAGAGTGTGCATATTCCAAAGGTGAAGAAAGAATTAGTAATTATTTTATAAATAAAAATATAAACTATATTCCACAAAAAGAATTTGATGGTTTAGTTGGATTAAACAATGGTTTATTATCTTATGATTTTTATTTACCAGAATATGGTCTTATAGAATATCAAGGCGAACAACATGAGAGATATATAAAAGGTTTCCATAAGTCAAAAAAGGATTTTGAAAAACAATTAGAGCATGATAGAAGAAAAAGACAATATTGTGTTGATAACAATATAAAATTATTAGAAATTTGGTATTATGACTTTGACAACATCGAATCTATTCTTCAAAGAGAATTAAATTTACAATAAAAGGAGGCGATTAATATTGCCAATAGATTTGAAGACCTTAGCATCAACAAAATAAAATTAATGGAAGCAATTTATAACAATGATAATATAACTAAAGCTTTATTATATCGAAAAGATACGTCTAGTTTTCTTGATAGAGTTATACCACCAGAATTTGATCGTACATCACTCCTTTATTCTCAGATATGGCCTTGGAAATATATTCCTCAGATAACCGATGAAGCAAATATACATATCACCAGTAATTTTGTTTTCAAACCTCATGATAATATGTATAAAGTTTCAAACTTTTATTTATATGTTATTTCTCACAAATCGCTAATGAGTTGTGATCAAGGACTTGTAAATGACTTCATCATATCGGAAATGGATAAGATTTTTAACCAAACCCGTTTGGTGGGTATAGGACGAGTTCAGTTTGAGGGCATGTATGAATTTACTACAGATAATTCATCAACTTTTTTGGGGAGTTGCATTGAATTTAAAACTTACGAGTTCAATTAGCCAATTAATTCAATTAATCTTAACAAAATTAAAATCAATTAATCGAGGTGAAAACAAAATTGCAAACAATACTAACAACAAAATTAACGACAAAGACTTAAACTTACGTTTACTAGGAAATTTACCAATAGAAATTAAAGATGTTGGTAAAATATATTCTCCAAAGTTAATTGAAATTGCTGAAATTGGTGAATTAGAATATAATAATTATCTTGGTCTAATAAGTTTAGATAAAGATTATTTTAAAAAAAATAACAATTTAAATAATGAGTTATCTTTTGAAGAAAGAGAAGAATTTGAAAAAGAAATAAATAAACTAAGTATTTTTCAGTTTATTTATATTAGTTTATATCAAAATATTCATTTGAGACAAAGTTATTTGGATGCTTTGTCTTTTTTCTTTAAAGAGAAAGTTTATTTTTATGAGAATGGATTTTTACACATTGATACGATTGACAAAGATAAAATTATTTCTGATAATAATTTTGATTTAATAATTGAAACAATAAAAAAATCAAATTGCTTAAAAACAAACAATGAAGATGATGATTATAATCCAGCAAATGACAAGGCAAAAGAAATTGCTGATAAAATAAGAAAATCAAGAGAGAAAGTTAATAAATTAAAAGCAAAAAATAATGAATCACTTGATTTATTTGATATAATTTCTGCTTTTTCTACTTATCAGAAAATAGATTTAGATAGGGTTTATGAAATGACAATATTTAGATTTTATGATCAGTTTAAGCGAATGCAAAAAATTAATGAATATGACATTAGTATTCAAAGTTTATTACATGGAGCAGATCCTAAAAAAGTTGAGATTAAGAATTTTGTTTGTAGGTTGGGGAATGATTGAGATAATTTTGGTTGGTTTAAGTTAATATTTTCATTAATATTAATAGTAGCTATCTTTTTAGGTAGTGATTTTTTAATTATATAAAACAAAGAAAAAATAAAAAGGAGTGATTATTTTGTCAAGATACGGTATTCGGGAAATTGCAAATGTAGTATTTAGAGATATTACTACTTTAAAACCTGTGCTTTATTTGGAGACATTAAAAACTAGTTCGACAGAAGTAACAGCAGATGCGGTATATGCTCGTGGAGGAGCTGGAAATCCCAAACGCCTCATGTGGGAATCTAACAAAGAAGTAAAATTTAATATGTCCGATGCTCTTATTTCTGCTCAAAGTTTTGCAATTTTGTCAGGAACAGCAGTAGTTACAAAACAAGTAAAAGTACATAAAAAGGAAGTTTTGACTTTAAATTCTTCTTTACAAGTTACTTTGACTCAAACACCAGTTATTGATGCAACTAATCCAATGTTTGTATTTATAACTGAAAGTGGTGACACATCTGCTATTGGAACCACAGTACCTAGTAATGCTACAAATGGTTATCAATTAGCAACTCCTACAATTACATTTGCTGGAACTGTAGGCGGTCATCTTATGGCAGTAGGGGATGTAGTAATTGTAGATTATTATTATAATTCTGCTACTACAGCAAAAGAATTTGTAATTGATAGCGGTAAATTTAGCGGTTACTTTAGAATTGAGGCCGATTGTCTCTGGAGAAGAGAATCCGATGGTGTAGACTTACCAGCTAAATTTATCATGCCCAGATCGAAGATGGCTTCAAACTTTACTATTACGATGGCTAGTGAGGGTAAGAAGGATTGCCCCCTTGTAGCGTGAGTTACAAGTAAACATCGAGCAAAATCGGTGAAAGGTGAGATATGGACTTAATACATATGTTTTTAAGTTCTCCCAATACCGAGGTAAAGCACATTTTAAAATATGTGGCTTACCGTAACGCATAGGAGATGAAACTTTATTAAATATTTAATAAAGAATATAATTCTCGTGTCTAAGACACTACTTAATTTATTAAGTACCACGAGTGCTCGACAACTCTAAGAGTTGAAAATATATGCTGAACTTATAGGAATATGAACTATAAGAACTAGAGGATAAAAAGCTTCTAGGATAACAAATTTTTGGACCCTTCTGTTTTTGACTTCGTAGCAGAATGTTTCCCAGATGCTTCCAATCAAATGGTAATTATTGATGTGATTGAGTAAGCAATAGTTAAATTAAATACAGTATAAAAACAATTAATAAATAAACAGGGATAGTTAAGAGTTGTGATTTTAATGATAAGAGTGTATCGCAACCTCTCTTCTCTGTTTATTTGTTTTTTGTTGCGAAACACTAGTTGTGAGGTGATTATTAATGAGTAATTATTAATGAGTAATTATGTAAAAAGAGATCAAAATGAATATGATAATAATTTTAAAAACATTATTGAAAAATATACTGATCCAAAATATTTAACAACAAAAGGGTTTAGTAGTATGTCTGAAATTTCATCCCATAGTTATACTGTAGTTTTTAAGACTAATTGGTATGATTTATTAAAAAAATATGGTGAATTTGACAGGCTTTATCAATATGTTAAAAATGAATTTATTGAGTTTGCAAAATTAACAAAAATTACAAGTTTAGATAAATTTGTTCAACAGCATACTTGTTTGACTAAAGATTTTTTAAGGTATATAGATAATAAATTATTTAAAGATGAATGTAAAGTTTCTAAAAAATACACAAAAGAAATGTTGGAAGATAATTTTTCAGATGTAAGGAATAAATTAGGAAGAGTTCCAAATCATTCTGAGTTTATTAAAATGAGTAAAATACATCCAAAAACATATAGGCAATTTTTTAATTTGTCTGGTCAAGTATGGGAAGATATTTTAAGGTATTTTGTTTCTGAAGAAGAAATTAATGAGTTTAATACATATCAAGCAGAATACAGAAAACAAATTGCTATTGCAGCTTCACAAAAGGAATATATTTATTCTAATGAAGAATTAGAGAAAGAATTAAAAATAATTTTTGATTATTATTACAAAGAATTTAATGTATATCCTAGTAGAAGACTATTTAATAAGATATCTAAATTCCATGATTTACTATATCGTGAAAGATTTAATATGAAATGGTCAGAAGTATGTAAAATGTATGGATATGAAATAGATACAAATAACAGCAAGTCAGAGAAAATATTTTTACAATTGGTTGATGAATTATTAAAAAGTAAGAATAAAACACAGAAAACCTTTGATTGGTTAAGAAATGAAGCAGGAAACAAATTAAAAATAGATGGATTCTATCAAGATTATAATCTTGCAATAGAGTTTGATGGTGTTCATCATAGGAAGCCAGTGGCAAATTATGGTGGTATGGAGAGATACTTAAAGCAAGTTGCTAATGACAAAATAAAAGATGATTTAATTCCACAACATGGATTAAAATTAATTCGTATTGACAGTCGTGAATCTTGGCATGACAAAGATTATCTTAAACAAAGATTAATAGATGCTGGAATAGAGATTCCACAAATAGCATAATTAAAAAAAAGAGGTGACAATGTGGCATTAACTGATGAAAAGGATATAAAAATTGACATAAAAAAAGAGGAAGCAAAGACATCAAAAAAAGGCAAATTTGACATTATAGAAGCATTTGAAAATAGTGCCTATGTACTTATTGATGGTCAAGTAAGAGTAGTTGACAAAAAAGTAAAAAAAGGTCAGAAGAAAATTGAGCTAGAATATGAAATAATTGATGGTGATTATAAGTTCAAATAATAATAATAAAACAAAAATAAGGAGAAAGGCAAAAGGGAAGCTAAATAAAGGCTTGTTCAAAAGCCTTTTCTCCTTATTTTTTGCTGTTTTAATATTAAAAAATTAACCAAATAATACTAAAAGCTAAAGTAAAAATAAAAATTATTAGTTAAATACTGAGATAATTTAGGAGAAAATAATTTTCTCCTTTTTATAATATTAAAAATTGAAAGGAATGATTATAAAATGGCACATTTAAATTTACACAAGGCCAGCGACAATTCAATAATTTCAACAACCGGAACTTTAACAAATGCTGTAGAATTTACATTAAGAGCAGATTTGAGTGAAACAGGGGAAATTAGATTATATGCAATGACAGACTTTGGATATGAGACAACTAGTACAGTGATATCATTTGTAGACAGTGAATTTAGGAAAGATCCTGGTGAAGCTATTAGAGCTAAAGATGGTGGAGACGGAATTGCAACTACTAGTAGTTGGGCGTTAGCTCCAGATGTAGCAGGAGTAGCTGGAACTTACGGTGCTTATGGTGCATCGTTGTCATTAGGTCTAGTAGGTAACGACACTGGGAAAGTTTTCTTCTGGAGTAAAGCTAAGGCTGAAACGACAGAAGAGGCAATTCAGGATGTAAGTTGTGCAATCAAAGCAGAAGGAATTGAAAGAGCTACCTAAACTAGCTTAGAAAGGTAGGTAGCTCATATGGCAATAAATTACTATGTTTCAGTTCAAAGAGGGTCAGATTCTAATGATGGACTATCACAGACATCCCCATTTCTCACAATTAGTAAAGCAGTAACTATGGTAACAGCAGGGTCTATAGTATATATAGGATCTGGTTGCTATAAAGAAAGAATAACACTTCAAACAGCAGGAAGTACGTTTTCTAAGATATATTGGATGCCAGATTTTGATTCTAAATATTTAACAGATGATAAATCTGGCATTATTAGAATAACTGGATGCGACGAAAATGAACAACCAACAAGTGGAATTGTTTGGAATTTTAATGGTAAAAATTATAACTATATTGGTAATACAAAAACGTATGGTAGAGTTTATATAGATGGTTCTAGTGATAATTATGCTTTATATATGGGAGGTACTACCACAACATATGGGTATGGAGTTGTTGCTACTAGTTACAATGGAATATATAGTGGACACTGTGAAAATTGTATTTCGATGGTTGCTAATATAGGATTTAGTAGTAATATTAATTATGATTGCATCTCAATAAGTGGAAATATTGGATTTAATTTAGGATTTAATATGAACTGCATTTCCATGAGTGGAAACTATGGGTTTTTTGGGAGTCCAAGAACAGATATAAATTCTACTGCTATCGGATGTATGAATGGGTTTTATACTGATAATGCAGTATCAACTAGCACGAATTGTTTATCGTTAAATAGTCAATATGGTTTTAATATGAATAGCTTGTCAACACTTAATTATTGTCGCGCAATAAATTGTATAACTGGGTTTTATGGAACATCAACTACAAATGTGTTAAATACCTCTACATGTAGTGCTATTTATTGTAGTGGTAAGCAAAGAACTACAGGATTTCCTACTCCAGTGGATTATTATGAAACAGTTGAAGTTTCAAATGCAAAACATTATTCCTATTATCCAGTAGATTTAATTAAAGCACTTATGCCTATATTAGAATTTAATTATACTGGTGGAAGCAATTTAGGGGTAGGGTACAGTTTTTATGATATTATGGGAAATGGAAGAGCGTTGATTGATGGTATATGTCATTATGGTGCTCATGAATTTTCTAGAGTTAGTATGGATTTTAATAATTATCATACTTATGTTCCATCTATAAAAGTTGAAAGAGCAGGAATGCAAAAATTTACTTTTTTTACTAATGGAGGAGAAGAATTTAGAAAGTCTGTATGGGTTAAATGGATAAACGTTGCTGATGCAAACAAACCTAGAATAACAGTTAAAAGTACAGGTTATTTTGTTCCAATAACAGTTACAGCTACGTCTGATGGTACAAATTGGGAATATTTATTAATAACTGCTACTCCAACTGGTGATTGTGAGGTAGAATTATATTTATATGCGGTAGACACAGGAGAAAATGCAGTAGTATATTTTAGTGATTTAAATTAATTTAGAGATATTAATTTTAAGGCGGTGATGGCAGATATGAAATTAGATAAAGGCAGACTATATTCACGTCTGCCAAACAATACTTATACTTCTTCATTATTAAGGGGGACTATATATACTTTTATTTGGCATAAAATTGAAGTGACTTTTTTTACACAAACAAATAAAAAAGTTACAAAAACGATATCGGTATTAAGGCAAACATTTAGAAGGATTTTTGATATTTTTAAAGGAAAGACTATTAGAAGACTTACTCAAGAAATATCAAATACAAATCAAACCAATAGAATTAACGATATCTTGTCAGACACTTCAATACAAACTCATAAGAACAATGTTGGTTTTGTCACATTTTTTGGTAGTAATTATAGAAAAATAATACAATTAATTTTACATACATATCAAACTGTAAAGTCAAATAATAAATTGGTTGATTTTATAAGTCAAACATACCGTAAAATTCCATATATATTTAAAGGAAAAACGATAAGAAAATTAACGCAACAGATATTTATTACTAGACAAACTAATAAAATTAATAATAAATTACTTACTATGTTTATGCAAACTAAAAGGAATAATAATATTTTATATAATATTGTAAAAAATACAAGTAGGAAAATTATTTCTTTATCATCTAAAATAAGTCAAAATATAAGAATAGTTACAAAAATATTACATAAATATTTTCAAACAAATCGTAGAGTAAACTATATTAATATTTTTATTGGTAATGGTTATAGAAAGTTAATTAATTTAGTTTTAAGGCATAATCAAACTATAAAAATTAACAATAAACTAATTGATATATTGCAACAAACATATCGTAAAATACCTGATATATTTTTTGGAGATACATTTAGAAAATTAACACAAATAGATTCATCTTTGTTTCAAACTAATAAAAATATAAATAAAACGTCTGTAGTTTTATCTCAATCTAAACGCAATATTATAGGGCTGATTAGTAATAAGATACAAAATAATAGAAGTATTGTTAAATTGAATTATATTGGTAGTCAAATAAAAAGGAATATTATAGAATTAAGTGAATCAACAAAGCAGACATATAGAAGAATTAACAACATATTTGTATTTAGCATACAAACAAATAGAAAAATTAATAGTTTGGTTATTTTTTATGTTCAATCAAACAAAAAAATAAATAAATTAATTAGTTCATTTCATCAATCTGTAAGATATAATATGATCATAGTTTATTGTATTAATCAAATTAAAAGAGATATAAATAAATTATATTTTATTAATAAGCAGATAAAAAGGAATATTTTAGAGTTTATTGTTAATATTGTTCATACTAAGAGAAATATTAATAAGATTATCATTATTATGAATCAGTTGAATAGGAATATTGAATTATTTAAAGTATTGTTAAAACAAACTTATAGAATGATAACATTATTATATTTAAATAAATATCAAACTATAAAAACCAATAATAAATTAATTAATATATTGAGGCAAACATACAGGAAGATTCCAGATGTGTTTTCAGGAGACACAATAAGAAGATTAACAAAACCAAGTTCAGTTTTATTGCAAACAAGTAAAAATATTGAAAAGATTTTTATAATTTCATCTCAGACTAAGCGAAATATTGTAAAATTACTTAGTAATAAAACACAACACAATAGAGGAATTATTAACAAAATAAGTATTAGCAAACAAACTAAACGTAATATTACTAAATTGATAAGTACGAGCATGGTTAGTGTATATGGGCAATTAATTCGTAAGGTTAATGAATTGGTTGATTACTTTAGTCATGGTAAGCGTAATATTTTGAATATCGTATGTGTTTATTGGCAGACAAAAAGAAATAATGGTGTATTGAGTTATTATACTATCCAAAGCAAGAGAAATATTTATAAATTAGCAAGTTATGTCAGTCAAGTTTGTAGAATTATTTCAAAAGATATTAATATCATCAATCAATTAAACAGGCATATTAATAAATTAGAAGATTTTATTGGTAATAATTTAAGAAAAATCAATAAAGCATCTTATAATATTGGACAAATGAATAGACAAATTATTTCATTTATATCTAATAACATCCAATTAAATAGAAATATAAATAAGATAATCAATATTAGTAAGCAAGTGTTTAGAAATATTGTTGAATTAATTGTAGTTATTAAGCAAACTAATATGAAAAACGTTATATTTATAGCATTAAATAAACAAACAAGTAGAATATTGAATAAAATTTCTATTGTTAATAAACAAATTATTAGAAATATTTATGATTTAACATTAATCAGTAAACAAACTAATAGAAAAACTACTTTGTTTACTGATTTAAATAAGCAAATTAATAGGATAGTTAATAAATTAGTAAGTAGTAAGAATCAAACTAAACGAGATATAAATAAGATTTATGATTATATTGTTCAAGTGAATAGAAATATTACAAAATTCTTATCTGAAATTTATATACAACTTGAGAGATTTCTTTTAATTAAAGTTGAATCTATAAAGCAAACTAAGCGAAGTATTACTAGATTAATAAGTAATTATGAAATTACAAAGGTGCTTATTCAGATTGTTAGAAAAGTTGAACCATTAGTTTCATATATTGGACAGAGTAAGCTAAATATTATTAAAATGATTAGTGATATTAGACAACAGAATAGATTAATAAATAAACTAGAAAGTTTTGTTTATCAAAGCAAAAGAGCAAGAATTTTGTTAACTGAAACAAAGAAGCAGAGTTTAAGAAATATTTTATTATTGGTATATTCTATTAATCAAAGTTGGAGAAACGTTTTAAAAATTACAGTAAAGTTATATCAGAAGAAGCGCAATATTATTAAACTAGTTAAATACAACTTACAAAGTAATAGAGATATTATTAAACTAAAGTTTAAAGTATGGCAAACAAACAGAGATATTATTAAATTGTTTGGGCGTGTAAAACAAAGCATTAGAGATATTATAAAAATATCTTCTATTAAAGGACAACAAAAAAGAAATGTAATTAGATTTGAGGAGTATTTAAAACAGATCGAAAGGAATGTAATAAAATTAACTGTTTTTATAAAACAGAATTATCGTAAAATATTCAAATTAGAATTTATTACAAAAGGAAGCAAACGAGACATAATTAAGTTGGTTAAATATAATGGTCAGTCAAATAGAGATGTTAGGAAAATTGTGTCAGATTATTATACTCAAATCAAACGTAATATTATTGAATTGATAAGTTTTAAAAATCAGACTAATAGAAAAATTAATAAGATTTCGAGTTACATTACACAAACCAAGAGAAATATAAACGAATTTATTATTTCTACAATTCAAACAAATAGAGATATTATAAAAATTTTATTAATTTCTGTTCATTTTAAAAGAAATATTTTAAAAATTATTTATATTAGTAAGCAAATAAAGAGGAATATTATTGTATTAATTAGTGCTGATGCGATTGTTGAAGCATTTATTCAATTGATTAGGAAAATTAATAAGATAGTATTTAATGTAGTACAAAGTAAACGAAATATTATTAAATTATATGATATTAATAAACAAACGAAAACTAATATAAATAAACTACAAAGTTTTATTAAACAACAAAGAAGAAATATTGTTTTATTGGTAATAAGAGAATATCAAACTAATAGAAATATTTTATTATTGGTAGAGATTTTAAAACAAAGCAAGAGAAATATATTAAAACTAATTTCACCAATTCGTCAATTAATCAGAAAGCTTATAACTATATGGGATGTATTTGATTTTGATTTGTTTGATGTGGTAGAGTTGGAGTTAGATTTTTATGTTGAAGAATTAAAGTTGGATTTATGTATGTATGAAATTCCTCTTGATATTGAAGTTGAGGAGGTTAAAAGGTTATGATAGAGTTATATAAGGGAGAGAAGCGTTTATGTGGAATGTCTGTCAAAAGTAGAAGTGGTAAAAGTTTTTTAATAGAGAGTGTTTCATGCAAGGTGGTTGACAATGTAGGAACTACTATTCAAGAAGATGAAGAAGGAACAGTTGAAGATCATTCAGTTTTTTGCTTGGTTGATACTACATTGGATGGGTATGTTTATAGTAAAGGATATATATTGCAATTTAGTATCGTTCTGAAAGATGTGCCTAAAATAATTATGGGGAAGTTAAGTATTAAAATAAAGAAATAGTTTAATTATGAGAGGAGTGATATAAATTTGGCTTCAATTAAAATATATAAAAATCCAACAGGAGATATTGATGGCGATTTAGTCAGTACGGAAGACTGGACATCGCCAGTAGATTCTGGATTTCTCCTTATCCCAGAAACAGGATCAGAAAGCGTAATTGGAGAATGGAAAAAATGTGCTTTAAGGTGTAATGAAGGTCTCCAGACGATAAATGACCTAAACAGAAATTGCAGACTGACGTTAGAAGGATTAAAATCCACATGCTGGCAACTTGCGAGTGATATCAATGGTTTTCCAAATTCTACCCCTTCTGATTGGGGTCAACCATTAGATATAGTGTCTGATAAAATTTATGATAAAAATTACATTTTTTGGGTAAGAGCCTGTACTGATGTGGGTGATATCGTAGAGAACGACAAAACTACTAAACTTGTGGCTCAAGCTCTTGTAGGATTACCGTGGACTTTAGACATAGATGATATGATTTCCGAACCTGATGTAAATGTAGTTTTTTCAAACATAGTAACAATTCCAGAAGACTGTATTATATATGCGTTAAATGTAGATGCTACCAATCCGGCTTATATTCTTAAATACATTATAAATGGTGAAGAGTTAACAATAGGTCATATGGGAGATCCTACTTTCGAATGGATTCATCAAGCATTAAGTGTTTCTAAAGATTCAACTTTTCAAATATATTTAGGTGGAGTTTTTGGGAATGAAATAGGTGGGGATTTAAAACTATTTTTAAATAATGAGAATGGAAAAGAACTATCTTATTTTCATTGGTATGTTTATGCTTGTTATCTTACTACAGCATGTGTTAAATATAAAGGATTAGAGGATGATTGTTCTGAGTTGACTGCAATGAGGTTATTAAGAGAGCATTATATTAATGATCCTGAATATAGAGAATTAATTAGAGAATATTATCAATTGGCTTCTCAAATTGTTAAAGCTATAGACCAAGAAGATGATCCTAGTTTGGTTTATGAACAAATTTATCAGAGTGTTAAGATTTGTGAAAATGCAGTTAATAGTGGAGATTGGCAAACTGCTAGAGATGAATATTTGAGTATGTATTATGAGTTGGCAGAGACTTATATAGAGGATTATATTAGGTTGATGGTTTTGTAGTAAGTTTAATTAAATATAAAGTTTATTTTTAGAAGGGTAAGTTCGGGAGTTATAAACCTGAATGAATCGCAAAACTCCGATTGCGATACCCCTTCTATTTTTATTTGTCTATTTATCGGAGAAAATTAAGACGGAGGTTGATTAAGTGAGTGATGAATTAAAGGGTAAAAGTGGTATTTATAAGATTGTAAATTTGGTTAATGGAAAGTTATATGTTGGGAGTACAGTTAATTTATATAATAGAAAATCTCAGCATTTTAGTAGTCTTATGACAAATTGTCATAAAAATCCGTATTTACAAAATGCATTTAATAAATATGGAATTAATACTTTTAAATTTGAAGTATTAGAATATGTAGAAGATGTTGATAAGTTAATAGAACGAGAACAATATTATTTAGATATTTATTTTGATAATAAAAATAAGTGTTATAATGTTTTACCAACGGCAGGTTCCCCATTGGGTGTAAAACATTCTGATGAAACGAAATTAAAGTTAGCAATTACTGGAGGAGCAAAACCTTTTTATGTTTTTAAAGACAGAGAGTTTATAGGAGAATGGATAAATTCATCAGAATGCAGTAGAAATTTAGATATAAATTATTCTGGTTATATTCGTAAGTGTTTAAAAGGTAAACAAAATATGTTTAATGGTTATATTTTTATTTATAAGGATGAATATAACGAAGATAAATTAAAAGAAATTTATGAAATGGTTGAGTCAAAACCGTTTTTAGTTTTTGAAAAATATACAGAAAATTTTATTGGAGAATATGACACAATAAATAAATGCATGATAGATTTAAATATAAATATAAAAAGCGATGGTGATATTAGGAAATATTTAAAAGATAAAACTTATTCTGTGAATAATTATATTTTTATATATAAACATGAATATGCAGAAGATAAAGTAAAAGAATTATGTAATATAAACTTAAATGCCAAGCCATTTTATGTTTATAAAAAAGATGATAAAAAATTTGTTGGTAAGTTTAGTTTGCAACAAGAATGCGCAAAAGAATTAAATATAGACGCATCTAATATTAGTGGTTGTTTAAGAAAAAAACATTATTTTGCAAAAGGATATGTTTTTATTTATGAAGAAGATTATTCTGAAGAAAAATTAAATGAATTATGTAATAAAACTCAAAGTTTAAAATTTTTGAAATATGAATTTGAGGTACATGAAAAAAATACAAACAAATTTATAGGTATTTATGATAGCCAAGTAGATTGCGCTAATGAATTAGGATTAAACCATAAAAGTATTAGTAATTGCCTTTGTGGAAAACAAATATCAACTGGTGGTTATATTTTTGAAAAAGTTTCTTAATTAAGATATAAAAATAAATTTGAGAGGAGTGAAATAAATTTGGCTTATCATATAGCAATTTATCGTGACAATCCTACCGTAAACTTAACTGATGGAACAATAGTTTCAGAGAATGATTTTTCTAACCCGGTTGATTCAAATCACATATCTATTCCAGCAACAGGGAGTACAAATGGTAACTGGGTGAAACTTGCTGTACGTTGCGATGAAGGAACAGAAACTATTTTTGACTTAAATCGTCACGCTAGGATCAGTTTAGATGGTTCTGGCAATACAAATTGGCAACTAGCTGAAGATAATAGTGGTTCTCCATCAAGTACACCACTAGATTGGGGATTACCTTTAGACATAACAGAAATTATAACTGATACTAACTATATATTCTGGACTCGTGCAAAAGCAAATTCCACTGAAAGCGTTTCTAATGACACTTCAATTGAAATAATTGCACAGGCTTTAGTAGGTAATCAGCCTTGGACTTGGAACATATCTGACATGAGTGTAGTAGAAGGGATAGGAGAAGCAACTGAGTCTATTATAATACCAGAAGATTGTACTTTATATTATACTGTAACAGGGGATATGCCAACTTTTGCAGTTTATACTGTTGGTGGAGATGCATTAAATGGTTGGATAATATGGATTTCTAATTACGATGTTAGAACATTTAGTTTTATTAAAGATCAAGTGGTTGCTGTATCAATATTATATTCTAATTCTGGAACTACTGGTACTCATATAATAAGAGAAAACGATGAGAATGGAAGAATAATTGCACAGTTTAATGTAACATGTACATAAAAAATATTGAAAACAGAATATAAAAGTTTATTTTTAGAAGGGTAAGTTTGAGATTAGCTGTCTTAGACGATGCACAAAACTCCAATTGTGTCCCTTCTATTTTTATTTGTGTAAAAATATGTGAGTTTTGGAGAAATCAAATTTATGGAGGTTGATTGTATTAAATGAGTGATGAAGTAATGTTTGGTAGTATTTATAAGATAACTAATAAAATAAATAATAAGGTTTATATTGGGCAAACTGTACAGCCATTAAATTATAGATGGACAGGACATTGTTCTAATGCAAATATGGGAATAGATACTCATTTTTGTCGTGCAATACGCAAATATGGTAAAGATAATTTTATAATTGAAGAAATTGAAAAAGTTTCTATCGACCAATTAGATGATGTAGAAATAAAATGGATTGCTTATTATGATAGTTATAATAATGGTTATAACAGTACATTAGGTGGTGGAGGCAATAAGGGTTGTGACTTAGATGAATCTGAAGTTATTGATCATTATTTAAAATGTAAAAATGCGTATATAACAGCGGAGTTTTTTGGATGTAGCATAAGTCCAATATATAGTATATTACGTAAAAATGGTATTAAAAATAAAGATTTAGACCATGATGAAGTGATTAAATATTATTTAGATTGTAGGTCAACTTTTAAAACAGCAGAGTTTTTTGGTGTTAATGATGAAACAATTCGTAAAATTCTTGTTAAAAATGATATAAAAAGAGATGGTCATACTAGATATGATTTAGATGAAGAAGAGATAATAAATTATTATTTGGAATGTAAATCAATAGAAGATACTGTAAAACATTTTGGGCACTATCATGAAGCTATAAGTAAAATTCTTAATAATAATAATATTGAAAGACTTAGAAAAACACGATCACGTTTCATATGGGATGAAAATGGAAATAAAAAATATCTAAATGAAGAAGAAGTGATTAATTATTATCTTGATTGTAGATTAATATATAAAACTGCTGAATATTTTAAATGTTGTTTAAAAGCTGTAAGTGATATTCTCAACAATAATAATGTAGACAGATCAGAAGATTCTATATCAGTATATGCCATAGATAAAAATGGTAATAGATATGATTTTGATGATATTAAAGATGCTGTTGATTATTTAATTAAAAATGGTAATTCAAAGATTATTAGTAGACCAAAAGAGAATGCATATAAACAAGCAATTAATAAAACCGCAAGAGGAGAAAAGAAAACTGCATATGGTTTAAAGTGGTATTACAAAGAAAATAATGAAGATACTTTATTAGAAAATGTAATTTGATTACATATTAAAAAATATATTAAGAAAGGAATGATTTAAATTATGGCTTTAATTAATATTTATAAAGGCACAGATATTACTTCTGGAGGCACTGAGGGAACTCTTGTGTCTAGCGGGGATAATAGCAATTCAATAGAAACTGGATATATTAAGATTCCAGCATCTGGTTTTACTGAATCAGAATGGGTAAAAATTGGGATTCGTTGCACAACAGGACATAAGACAATTCTTGAAAACTCTAGACACGCTAGAGTATCTATAACCGATTCAGGAGATGTAACTCGTTGGCAGTTAGCTTTAGATGATTCGGGAAGTCCTTCAGGTTCACCATCTGCATATGGAAGTCCTTTAGATTTTACTAGTGAGATAGGGAGTACAAATGTAATTTTCTGGATAAGAGCTAAGGCTGAATCAAGTGAGGTTCCAGTTAACTCAACGCAAGTCAAGGTAACTTTATCAGCGACCATAGGTGCTGTGTAAGGAGTTGATTAAATGTCAATCATCACAACTTTAACTCCAACTAACATAGCAAAAACATCTATAACTTTTCATGGTAATGCAGTAATTTGGACATTGCCATTTGATGGAACTAATCAACCAGGTGTTGAAATAGACGAAGTAATTACTAACACATTAACAATTCCTGCAAATTGTGTATTATATATGGAATGCACTGGTAATTCTGGCTTTATTAATTGGTCTAAAAACAATGAAGATACTTGGGCATGGGGACCGTATCAAGAAGATCCAGAAGATCCAGAGAGTCCTGTCATATGGATATGGTATAATCAAACACTTTCTTTTAATGAAAATGATACACTAGCTATAAAAATAAATAATTTCCTTGGCGGCCCGATGGATGGCGATATCACCATTAAATTAAATACTGTATCTGGTCGCACATTATCTCAATTTCATTATGCCGCAGAAGGTTCTTGTTACCTTACAACATCTTGTGTTGGATATAAAGGATTACCTGATAATTGCTCTGAATTAACAGCAATGCGTTTATTGAGAGAACATTATATTAATGAACCAGAATATATCGCATTAATTTCAGAGTATAATCAATTATCAAGACAGATTATAAATATGGTAAATCAAGAAATAAATCCAGATATAATTTACGAACAAATATATCAAAGTGTGAAAATTTGTGAAACAGCAATAAATAATGAAGATTGGCAGACTGCTCGTAACGAATATTTGGGCATGTATTATCAATTAGCAGAAACTTATATTCCTAATTATCAAAGATTAATGCCTTTATGAAAGGCTGGTGAAATAAATGGCAACACAAGTTTATTTTGAATATAAAATACAAGGTGGATCAACATGGACTGAAACTACTAAACAAACAATAACTGTAACTCAAGATTATGAATTAGATATGTCTAATTTGGATATGGGAACTAACTATGAGTATCGTGCGATTGTAAATGATGATGGTTGCATTAATAGTGGCGAAACAATGACTTTTTTTACATGGTCAGAAGAGATTAATAGTTTTGATTCACTGAGAAGATTATTGTTAGATGATATTTATAATGGTGACAGTTTAAGAAAACTATCTTTGGATGAAATTATTAATGGAGATACATTAAGAAAATTAATTTTATCAGAAACTACAAACTTTGATACTCTTAGAAAAATTGCTTATGGTGGTTATTTTAGTGGAAAAACTTATCGTAGTATTGTTAAATATTATGAAGAATTATTTGATTCATTGAGAAAGTTAGCAATAGATGAGAATATTAATTTTGATTCATTGAGAGCATTAATTTTATCAGAGGTTGTTGATTTTGATAGTTTGAGATTGTTGATTATGGAAGACAGTGCTAACTTTGATACGTTACGGAAATTAGTAGTTTTGGATGAAAGTGATTATGATACATTAAGAAAATTAATTGACGATAGTAAATTTTCTACTGGTCTACTTAGAATATTGAGATCCGCAACGGCTGAAGAAGATGAAGAAGAAATGGAAACTTGCTTTGTGTTTTTTAATTCAGAAGAGTCAATAGTTGGAGAAGAATTGGATGTAACAGGGTATTCAGATTGTCTTGTTGAAGTATATTCAAAATTTGGTTCAACATTTGAGACAATTTTTGAAGGCACAATAGATCAAAATTTTTATCCAATTATGGCTATAAAGTCAAGCGATTTAAGTTTAATTAATAATCCTACTAGTATAGGTACACATAATTTAGATGTTACGGGTTTAAAGAAAATCAGATGTTCTCTTAATTCTGTTTTATTTGATAAAATAAGAATGGTAGGAAACTTATTTAAAGAGAAAGATTAAAACAATAAAATAATATTTTAAATAATTATGCTCTACTTTATTAGAGTGTTTTTATTTTAAGGGGTGAATAATTAAATGGGTAATTTCCCTGTAAAAATACATTATTTCCATAGTAAAGAAGATTCAGCGGTGAACGGAGAAGAATTGGTTGTAGAAAGTGGAATGGAAGTAATTGATGTAGAAATTATTAATGATGGAGCCACATTTTTGGTACAGTTTGAAGGATCACTTGATGGTATTAATTGGTATTTATTAAATTGTATTAATTTATCAACATTAGGGACTTTAACACAAATTATTGTCTCTGGTCTTTTCCAGGTGGATCTATCTGGTTTACATCGTCTTCGTTGCAAAATTAATTCTATCTCGGTTGGCGATATAACTGTAGTTGGCAGAGCTGTCAATTAGTTAATTTTTTAATGAGAGGAATGACTTAAATGATATATATATTAAATAAATCTTCAGGTGGTGATACCTATTGAAAACTGGAAATTATATAATGGCGTTATTAAAAAAAGCTCAAGAAGGTGGTGGTACTCCATCAAATCTTCCTAATTATTTACCAAGTCAAGAAGATTTTGATAATTCTGGAATATTACTTAAGACATATGATGTTACACCTTTAAATGGAGATCGGCGTTTGCGTGAAAACGTAGATAAAATTATTTGGGAAAAATTCTATGATCCATTGGGTGCTACAGCATATGCATGGCATCAAGTTTCAGATATAGAAATACCAGATGTCACAACATCTAATGATGTTCATTTTATATATTTACGAGGTGATGCAGATACAGAAGATAGTGTTAGATTTATGCTTGATAATGGTACTACAAAAATACAAAAATTAGTTGATTCTATTTGGGTTGACGCTTCATTTACTTCTGGTAGTGCTACTATTAATTTTAGCAATGATGTATCAGTTGGTTCTGTTGGACACCATTTAAATATTTCTTCTAAGTCAACGGGCGAAAAATATTTTGCTATACAAATACCATTTAATGATGATGGAACAAAAGATGTAGGCACTCCAAAATTAGGAACAAAAATATTTCGTTCAATTATACAACCAGATGAATCAGGTGAATGGATTGGAACTACGTTACGATATGATAGACCAATTACTTCTCAGTTTATATATGATAAATTATATTTTAAAGTAGGTTCTGTAATAGCAACAAAACATATCCGAATACGATTGTATCGTAATATTGAAGATCGTGATCATTTATTTTATGATGAAACATTTAATTATTCTACATTTAGTCCTGCGAATGCTGAAATAAGTATTAATGTAAAACAAGATGTCTCATATATAAAAGGAATTAATATTATTGCAGTATATGAAAGTGAAGAACCATTTAGTTTTAAAACAAATGTAGATGGTACAATCCCTTGGATTGCAATGGATCAATGGCTTGAACATCATGAGTACATTCCTAGTTGGGACACATGGGAAGAAAAAACATGGAATACTAATGAAGCCATAGTAAAAAATGGGATACTTTATATTTGTCAAGAAAGTGGTTCTCAAACTGGAACTTTTGATAGTAATATATCTGCTGGTAAATGGAAATCTTTAGAAGATGTATTGAGTGGAATTGGTGAGAGTAGTAGTGATGATAGTAAAGATTTAGTTGTTAATTACGGAGTTAGTGGCGGTGCTATTACTGATGTGTATAGTAGTGATTCTTCATCTTTAAATGGTGGTTTATTGAGTGAAGATAATAGTGAGTTTTATATTATAAATGGTGGTACACTAGACAATGATTTTAATTTCCAGTTAGACGGGGGTACGTTCTAAAGTTAATGTAAAGGAATGAAGTAAAATTAAATATGGTTTCTGTATGAGGTTCTAAACTTATATAGAGTAAAACGAAGACACTGTACTGCTTTACAGTGTCTTTATCCATTTGTAAATCTTTTTATGCAGAAAAGGAGAATGAATATGGGATTGATAACTAAAACTGTAATGGTAAAATGAAATGTTAGGAATAAGCAATGGTATGAGTCTAAAGAATATATTTTTACTAAATGGAAAGATGAATTTGAAGTAAAAGTTGAAGATTTAACTAGTGGAAGCACTTCATACGTAGATGTTAAGTGTGATTGTGAATACTGTAAAAGTCCTTATTTAAAACCTATGATGTATAAAGATTATATAAGAAGTGTTTTTGAAGATGGTAGATATTGTTGTAGAAAATGTTTAGATGACATTAAGGCTATAAAATTAGGTAAGAAAATAAAAGTTGGAAATGAAATTGTTTTAGTAAACAAACCGAAAATAACAAACAAAACTGGCAAGAATAAAATACCTCATAAAAAGCGTTTTCTTGAAATCCTTGGTGTAGATGATTATGACTCAATTAGAAACTATCTTTTTAATGAATATGTAATAAACATTAAAAGTGCTAAAAAAATATCAGATGAAATAAAGATACCAGAAAAAACAATTGTTAGATTAATACATCGTTATAATATACCAATTAATAAACCTAGCGATTATGACCTTGGTATGAAAGGTAAAAATCATTCAGAAGAAACAAGACAAAAAATGAGAGATAATTCACCAAAATATAGACCATGGATGATAGGAAAAATTTGGACGGATGAACGAAGAGAAAAAACGTTAAGAACAAGAAAAGAAACTGAATTTTTAATTGGTAATAAAAATGGAAACTGGAAGGGTGGAGTAAGTTATATTCACAACATTATAAGATGTAGAGATGAATATAAACAATGGCGTTTTAATGTGATGGAACGTGATAATTTTACTTGTCAATTTATAGGTGGAAAACGCAATTTACAAGTTCATCATTTATGGGAATTAGCAGATATAGTTCAAGAAGCTAGAGATAAGCTTGGAGATATTAATGATAATAGGGAAGAAATAATTCAATATGTATTATCCAAACATACATTGGATATTGGTATCACAGTAAATAAAGATTATCATTCAAATGTAATACATGATAATAAAGATAGAAGTAAAAGACAAAAAACATATCGTTATAAAAATAAAAATAAAAAAGAAGTGGTTTAATAACTGCTTCTTTTTAAATCATAATAAGGAAGGAATGATTATAAATTATGTGCGCACAAAAAATAAATTTCCGTAAAGGCTCGGATGCAGAAAGACTTACAATAACCCCTTCTGACGGTGAACCAATATGGGCTGATAAAAAATTCTATATTGGAGATGGAACTACGGTTGGAGGAAATTTGATTTCAGGAGGTAGTAGTTCGTCATCAGGCTATAAAAAGGAAACAATACATGTTGGAGGAACTGATTTAGCTATACTAAGTTCTCATAATGACGCGGAGATTCACCTTGAGGGCATAGGTAATTTAACAATAAATGCCAATGACATTATAGATGACACTTTTGGATTTCACATTGTAAATACTGACGCAGGAGAAGACAGAAATCTTTTTATGTCAAATTTTGCTGGCTCATTTATGCGTGACGGTACTATGACTTCAATATCAGAATTAACTATAGCTCATGATGAGAGTTACATTGTTACTGTCACAAATAGCGGAGGCTCGAAATATTTAAATGTCTTTCCGATGTTCAGTCAAACTTTAGTTGAAAAACAATTAAGAGGTAAACAAAGTACGGTTCATATTGGAGCAAGCAATTTGGCTATTGCCCAATCTCACAATGATTCCGAAATTCATTTTGAAAGTACAGGAAATGCAACTATAAATGCGACACATATTTTAACTGACACTTTTTTGGTAAGACTAACAAATACTGATTCTGGTGTTAATAAAACGCTTACACCTACTGGATTCGCTGGTGCATTTGTAAGAGATGGGACATCAAATACTATAACTACCTCATTAACTATAAAACCAAATGAGAGTTATATCATTTCAATAACTGATAATGGAGGTAAATTTTTAAATGCTTACCCAACACATAAAGTTTTAAATAAAATAGAAACAGGCTCTTGGGTTCCAACCATTACATTCACATCTGTAGACCCTGATATTTCAGGTGCAACAACAGAACTTTATAAAGCAATTTATACTAGAATTGATGATAAAGTTAATTTTAATTTATCATTCGGACTTAGTAATTTCACGGCAGGTAGATATTTGATGGGTTCTTATACATTGCCTAAAACTAAAGTTGGAACTGATAGTATTATTTCTGTAGCAAATAGTACATTTGCATCACAATATGTACCAATATATGCATTGGTGTTTTTTGGGACTCCTAGTGTCTTTATTGGAACTCCAGATATTCGATTACCTGCACCATCATTAATTACTATTAATATAATTGGTTCATATGTAACCAATGAATCGTAGGTGATTGTAAATTATGGCTGATATCATTTTTAAAAGAGGGCAAGAATCAAATCGTACATCTATTATACCAAAGTTTGGAGAACCTATTGTTTCAAATGACAATGGCAAACCAAGATTATGGATAGGTGATTCTCAGACTCCTGGTGGCATAGAGATAGGTGCTAGTGAATCAACCGAAACTATATCTTCAATACCATCAACTATTTTATCATTTAAAGGATATAAAATAAAAAAATTTAGAATTCGTATTTCTGCGAATGATATTAATAATGAAGCTATGCTTGGTCATTTTTCTGTAAAACCATTAGGAGGAAGTTGGACTGATGATCCAACAGATTTTGTAATTACAAAAGGGGCTAATTCAAGTTATAATCTTAATCCTACAATTACTCATTTTGGTTTCGAGTACGGGGAACATGTTCCATGGACTGTATGTAACATACCTACAAGTAGCACTTATGATGGAACATTTGTAGAATTTACATTAAGTTTTGCCGATGGTTTAGCTAAAGAAATAGATAGACTTATATTTGCTGGCACAAATACACATACTGGTAAATATCATGCAATGTCTTTAGCTGTACAAATAGAATCTGAAGCAGGATCAAATGCTAATGGGGCAGATGGAATATGGCGGGACATGGTTTCATCTGGTTCTATGCAATATAATTTTACAGCATCTTTAGATACTTCTTATAAATGGATTATTATTGATAATGAGTCTTATACCCCTGAGTTTATAATGGATTTAGGTTGGAAAAAAATTAAAAAAGCAAGACTTCGTATTTCTGGTAATTCGCTTGATTCTGAAAATGTTGATATGCAAAGGTTTTTATTTTATGATGAGAATAACAATTATGCTAATAACACAATGCTAACATGGGCAACTGGTAAATATAGTAGCAGTAATTTAACAATGGCTAATGATGGAAGTATGTTTTATGAAAGTAGTTCATCGGCAGATGTAGGTAGACCAAGAAATCATAGAGCAGAGGTATTCCTTGAATTAGTAGTGACTTTTAATGATGTTCGTAAGTTAACAAAAGTTGATGTTATGTTAGATGGTAATACAGACCAAAATTATGAAATGTTTTGTGTTGATGTACAATTTGAAGGTGATGTCGGAGTGAATGCTGATGGTTCTGATGGCACATGGTACAGAATTATACTACCTAGAAGTATTTCTGGAACTGAAGAAAATATAGGACATTATATACAATATATAGCAAACAATTTAGTAGAATCAAAAGAAAATATATTGGGTAATCCATCTGAAGATGGAATGGTATTATCATCAACTATTTCTGGTGATAGATCGTGGATCAATACTCCACAGCAAGTGTTGCTTTATTGGAATGGTAATTCTAATCCAACTATTTCTATGTATCCAATGTTAGGTACTTATGGCAATATGGATATTTATACTAATACTGCTGCTTATAGTACAATAAATAAAATAGTAAGACTAACTGATACTTCTACAAATGTTCAAGGTAATCTTCAATGGAATATTAACTTGCCAAATTATGTAAGTATGAAAACAAAAATACGTTCTAGTGGAGGGAATGGAGGACTTAACACTTGGATATATATTGGTACAAACGGAGCACCAATAAGTGAAGCTGGATTTATAAATACGATGGATGCGATGTCAACAGGAGTGATGGTTGTATTTTCTGAATCATTAGATAAAATTAAGCTACATAACCCTTTATACTTTGATGAAATTGGACTTCTTGCAGAAATATCACAAACTGGAATTGATGACGATGCATGGCATGATGTAAGCATTATTGTTGACAATACAGGAACTGTTGGTAAGGTAAAAATATCTTGGGACGGGACAATTAAAATTGATTATACACATACAGCTTTAATTGATATAACTGGTGGATATACAGGAATTGGAGCAAGAAATAATGCATCTAATACAAATAGTCATTGGGTAGATGGATGGTTGATGAGTGGCAAAGGATTTTCAATTTAATCGAATAATAAATCATTACAAAATGCTCATTTCATTATGATTTTATTGTTGGTAAACGGTCATATACGAGGTTAAACGGTCATATATGAAGGTGAATTGTATTGTAAAATTAATTGAGAAGGGACTGAAATAAAACGGGCATGGTTTATCTTTGCCCTATAAATTATGGGATGATAAATATATTATTAGTTATGTTAGTAGTATTGTTAATTTTTAATCAATGGATTATATATTTTTTGTTAAAAAGACATACACAAAAATATTTTGATTGGTTAATTGAAGAAGAAAGAACAACTCAACAAATGTTATTATTACAAAACAAAAATAAAAAGAAAGGGTGAACTGAGATTATGGATGGATAAAGTTTTTCATAATTTATTAAAGGATAATTTAGATTCAGTTTTAGAGATGAATGAACAATACTTTGGTAATATGCGATTGAATGTATTGTATTCATATGAAAGGAATGAATTAACTGGATTATATGAAGATGTTCCAAATGAATTGGAAATCTGCCATAATGCTAACCGATATATTGTTTTTCATAAAGAAAAAGATGATCTGCTCTATCTCAAGCATTTTAATTTTAGCCAAAATCCTAAGGGCAAGGAAAAGTTTCATATAGAATCCAGAAATTTCCATAATTACTTTCAGGTTTTAAAATGGGTGTCTTCAAATCATAAATTTGAACCTAGTAAAAAGAAAAGTATTTTTGATTTGTTAAAATAATTATTAAAATATTAATATAAATATATTGACATCCCTCCTTTCTTACTATATAATAAAAGAAAAGAAAGGAGGATTCATGTATTTTGAAAGATTGTAAAAAGATAGTTAATGTTTTTAATTTAACTATAATTATTAGTTTGATTGTTGTAATTTGTCTTATATATTTTGGAAGAGACTATTATTATCAAGCTAGACTTATTTTTGAAAGTGATCAATTTCTTTTCTTCTGTTTATTTTTTTGTTTGGTTTTATGGATGTTTATATTTTTAGCATATCAAGGGACTCAACTTAAAAAAGATAATGTAATTATAAAAGAATTACTACAAATGATATTACAAGAAAATTATTTAACCCAGGACAATTTAGAAAAACTTCATAGAAACACCAGACAATTAATTATGTCTGAGATTTCTAAAAGAAAGGGTTAAATATATTGTGAAAAATTCACTGTGGTATTCTAGGAATTGTTTAAATGAGAAAAATTTAGACTATATTGAAAATACTTTATGTGAGCCAAATAATATTAATATAAGAATAATGGCTGATAAAAGCGGTGAAGATATTTTACTATTGACATATAAATTAGATACATATAAAGTTGAAATTGATAGATGTTGTTTATTATCATTGAGTAAACGTAATAAAGCATTAAATCCTAAGTATAAAGAATATTATCATTTGTTAGATAAATTTGAAGGTTTAGATTGTTGGGCAGATTTGATATTATGGATTGTGAGGAATAAAAATGGAAAAATTAATGATGACATGGATATTTAGTAGTTTACTAACGGCATATATGTCAGTATTATTTATGGTATCAATTGTAAATATAAAAATATCTAAAAAACAATGGATAATTTTAATTTTATCATTGTCTTTATGTCATACAATATTTAGAAATATAATACCACAATTATTTTTCCCATTTTTATTTATAATAATGTATTCTTCATTAATTTATACAATTGTATTAAATGTAAAATTAATAAAGACATTAAAATTTTCTATTTTATTTTTTGTTTTTCTTTTAATTACTGAAGTAATAATTGTTGTTTTATTAAATATATTTTTAGATGTAGATTTGTCTAAAGTTTCTTTTGGAATAAAAGAATATATTTTAGCACTTCCCGTATATTTTGTTCAAATATATTTAGTAATATTAATGAAAAAATATATAAAAAAAAAGGAATGATATAAATGTGTGTAAGTATTAATACACACTATTTGTAAAAAGGAGGTGGTTCTTATGGGTGGTTTCTATTTTGGTAAACCTGCGAAAGTAAACACTCAAAAGCAAACTGAAACTAAAAAAGAAGAAGTAAAAAAGTAATCTACAACTAAATAACTAAAAACTGAATAATGAGTAATGAGTAATAAGTAATATAATCATAGGGGCTATCCATATCGGGTAGTCCTTTTTGGTTATGTTAGTATCTGTGTTTGTGTATTGGAGTGATTGAATGTTTTTTGACACAATTAGCAACTATATATTATGCAAGTTAATTAAAAGTGGAAAATTAACATATGATCAATATGACGAAATAGATTATAAGATAAAAAGTTATTTAAGTTTATTCCTAATTATATTATTTACAGTATTATTAGGAATTATACTTAATTGTTTATTACAATCAATAGTAGTGTTGATTATTATCGGAGTATTAAGAATTTTTAGTGGGGGAGTTCATGCAAAAAGTTTGGAGAGTTGTACTTTTTTATCCACGATTTACATGAGTTTTTTAGCATATTTAACATTGTATTTATACCAACAAACTATGTTGGTATTTTTTATTAGCATTTTCACATCTGTATTTATAATTAAGTTTATACCGACAATAGATGAAGATGAAAAGAAATATAAAAATAAATATTATCGGAATAATTATATAAATTATTTTTTATTGTTTTATAGTATAGGTGCTGTTTGTGTGTTTATTGATACATATGTAAGCAATTTAGTATGTTGTTCAATATCGTTAGCTATGATTGGTACGGCTTTGACTGTGAGAGAAAATAAAAATTAAAAGCAAGAAAATTTTATAAGAGATAGGTTAAGACTGATCATCTTAATCGAAAAGAGTGGATATCCTTGTAACTCCACTCTTCTTTTATTTTAAAAAAAACAAGGAAAACAATAAAACATCAAGGAGTGGATATAATTGGGATTGGTAAGTACAGAAGTTTGGGTTGGTTTAAATGGAAGTAGTATTAAACATTTTGAAGAAAAGGGATATGAAATACCTAGATATAAAAATAAAAATAGCAAATTATGTGTTAAAGAACATACAAAAATATTAGTAAAAATTAAAGATTTATCAGAACATAGTAATGTCAAAGTTGATGTAGAATGTGACGGATGTGGTAAAAAATTAAAAAACGTAGTATGGCAGGATTATTTAAAACGTATTGTTAAAAATGATGGTAAATATTATTGTTTACAATGTGCAACTAAGGATAATGGAATTCAAACTAGACTTAAAGAAAATGAAATCAGAAATATAGTAGATGAAAAACTAGGAAAAGATTGGATAATAGAAAAAATTGAAATAATAAAAAATAATACGTTTATAACTTTAATTGACCCTGATGGATATTGGTATAGCAATGTAAAAACACGAGTTATAAAAAGAGACATATTCCCTAGAAAATTTCATTTACAAAATATATATGCAAAACAAAATGTGAATAATTGGTTTAAATTAAATAATTTGAATATGAAATTAATTGAAGAATACAAAGGAACAACCAAAAAAGTTAAAATTAAATGCTTAGAATGCAATAATTCTTTTAAACGCTCATTCGATAGTATTAAAAGTGGAATAACATCGTGTCCAAATTGTAGTGATGGTATTAGTTACCCGGAAAAATTAGGGAATTCATTTTTTAATCAAATAGGTATTAATTATATTTATAATTCTAAATTAAAATGGTCTGAAAATAAAAAATATGATTTTACATGTGAAGGCTTTAAAATTGTGGTTGAAATGCATGGTTTACAACATTATGAAGAAACCAATTGGGGGAATACGGGTGCAAGAACTTTAAAAGAAGAACAAGAAAGCGATAGATTAAAAAAAGAATTAGCAGAGAAAAATGGATATAAATATATAGAAATTGATTGTAGAAAATCAGATTTAGATTGGATAAAGAATAGTATTATGAATAGTGAATTAGCTAATATATTTGATTTATCTAAAATAAATTGGTTACAATGTCATGAATATGCTTGTAGTAGTTTGGTTAAAGTAGCATGTGATTTGTGGAATAATTGTGTAGAAAACACAATGAAAATTGGGGAAATAATGCAATTACATAATTCCACCATTTCAAAATATTTAAAACAAGGTGTAAAATTAGGTTGGTGTGATTACAATGTAAAAAAAATAAAAAATAATAATGGTAAAAAAATTAGTAATTTTGCAAAAATAAAATTTAGTAAGTCAGTAGTTCAATTAGATTTAAATGATAATTTTATTAAAGAATTTGAAAGTGGTACAGAAGCAGGAAGACAAACAGGAATAAAGCAAGCTACCATTTCTTTATGTTGTAGAAAAGCTCCTCATGCAAAAACGGCAGGTGGATATAAATGGATGTTTAAGAATGATTATAATTTAATTAGTTAAAAATTATAATTTAAAAATATAAATCTTAACAAGAAAGGAGTGATATAAAACTCCATGAAAACTAATGAAAGTAATGGAGAAATATATGACGAAAGTGCGGTGAATAATATAATGGAAGAAATTTACAAAGAAGTTAACTCTCATTCAGAAAAAATTATTCAAATACAAACAAAAATTGAAAATATTCAAGAGAAAGTGGAAGATTTATCTAGTATTAAAGAAACACTTATAGAACTTAAAGTGTTACAAAAAGAACAAGCAAAATTTAATGTGTCTGTTTCTGAGACTCTCGGAAAAATAAACGATAATTTAAATATATTAAACAATGAAACTAAAGACACAAGTGATCGTGTTGCAAGTCTTGAAAATAAAGTAGATAAAATTGATGGTCGAAGTAAGTTTGATTTTTTAATATATGTTAAAGAATCCGTAATTCCAATTTTAATTTCTGGTGGAATCATATATTATATATCACAATATATAAAATAATTAAATTTGGGGAGAGATTATAACTATTCTCTTCCCTTTTCTCACCCTACCCTCTCAAAAATAATTAAAGAAAGGAATGAACTAAAAATACGTTATAAAAATAAAAACGTATTTAATTTTAATTGAGAGGTGGTTTATAAATGAGTAATTTTTATGCAGGAACACATTATTGTGGTGCTATATTAAGGTCTAATGATAATTTTAGTTTTAATGAGTTAATAAATCAAATTACTACAGGCATAGACAATCAGGTATTTTATTTAGAAGACCCAAGAACTGGTGATACAACTGTAGCAAGGGTATTTATTTTCACTCCAATCGGAAGCGATATAAATTTTGATCTAAACAACAATTCAAATAGCAGATTAAAATGCCAAGATAGTATAAGTAATGGGCTTGAAAATGAAATGCTTTTAAGTTCATTCAAAGTTGGTAGTTTGGCAAACAGTATATTTGAATTTATTTGTGTGGTTTAAAAGGAGGAGTGAAATAAATGCCTTATATTGGAAGTAATAATAGAGGAACTAGTGTAGGAAGTAGTGGTTCAAATTTATATATATCTTCTGGGACAGTGGTAAAACCAACAATAATTTACAATACTGGTTTGGGTACTATAGCCGTAGGACAAGGAAAATTTAGATTTTATCATGATTCTGATTATACAGGAGTTATTACAGAACATACAATTTTAGAAATAACTTTACCTATAATTGATAATATAACAAATTATCTTGTTGCTAAATATAATAATGGGAATCCTCAATATGAAATAATTTTAGATTTATCACTTATTGATTGGTCTAGTATTATGCCTGTATATACAATTGCCAGAATAGGTGATAATATATCTGTAATTGATTGGGACGAACCTGGGCTTGGAGCGACTAATAAAAATCTTAGACGAATTACTGAGACAAGAAGATTTGAAAGAATAAATGGGTTTGATTTAGCGGAAATAGAAACTAGAAATGTTAAAATAACTACTGGTAAAGCATGGCAAGGATTTTATAGAGGTGAATTACCAGAAGTAATTTCTAGCATAGATACAACATATTTATGGATTAATAATGGCAATGGAACATTTTCGCATAGTGTCATAACTCAATATCCAAATGATAAATATGATCCGGGTACTGGTACACTTGCAACTTTAACAGATGGGAAATATGCTGTAATATGGGTTTATCGTTGCATGTGTCGTTCTGATATACTATCTGCTAGAATACATTTGTTTCTTTGTGATGAAGATGCTAGTTTAGATCAAGCAAAATATTGTTCTACTCCTGATATTCCTCAAGTAATTGCTACAAATGCAATGCTTGTTGGTAGAATTATTGTTTTAAAAGGAACTAACACTGCAATACAAATTGATAATGCATTTGCAACTTTATTTGCTCCTTCTGCTGTAGCTAATAGTGGAGTTGTGATAGGTTCGGTTCAAATGTTTGCTGGTTTAATTGCTCCTTCTGGTTATCATCTTTGCGATGGATCAACAATATCAAGAACAACATATGCTAGTTTATTTAATATAATTGGCACAACATATGGTGTAGGTAATGGTTCTACTACCTTTAATTTGCCAAATTTTAAAGGGAGAGTGCCAGTTGGTTATGATGCAACACAGATTGAATTTGATTCTATAGGTGAAACTGGGGGAGCAAAGACACATCAAATTACAACGAGTGAAATGCCCTCACACACTCATACTTTTACAGGTAATGCGTTGCCTAGTCATGCCCATAATTATACAAGAGATGGGTATAATGATCAAGAAGTAGCCTCGAATACTGTACTAGGTGACGATGAATATGTAGCAGATAACGAAACTGATACAACAAACAATACAAGTAGTGTTTCAGCAGGTACACCATCAGGAACAAATAGTTCAGAAGGTGGAAATACTGCGTTTAATATTATGAATCCATATATTACGTTATTGTATATAATAAAATATTAAACCTAATCAATCATTCGATTTATTCAATTAAGTAGAGTAATATTACTTTACTTAATATTTACAAATTTTTATAAAGGAAGTGAAATAATAATATGGCAAGTTTAATATATAGTGTTCTACATGACGCTACGACAACTATATCAGACGGGAAAATTATAAACATTAAAGAAGCAAAAGAATTAGGTTTATCAATAAGCGGAACATCAACTTCATTTACAGTAGAATTTTATGGGAGTATTGATGGTGTTAATTATGATTTAATTGAAGGATCAAAAATGTCAAATAGTTTACCATTTATAACATCAACAATATCTGTTGGATTATTTTCAATTGATATTGCAGCTTTAGTTTATTTTAAAGCTAAAATTAGTGCTATTGCTAATGGGAATGTGTCTGTTACAGCACATGCAATAATTTAGTGAATAAGGATGTGATAATATATGACTTTAAAAATAGTAGGTAATGTCAATGCTCAACTAACTGGTAGTAGAGGTTCGGTTATTGCGCATAGAACAGCGATAACTACAGCGGATAAAGTGCCTGTAATTACTATAACCGCCGCAGATTCAGTAACAGCAGGAACGTTAACTGCTGTCAGTCATGGTATCGGTGTTGCTCCAGGAAATTCCTACGGTTCCGCTGGCGTATCTGCTTTGGTGACTGTTACGCCTACAGTAAATAAAAGTATAGATATAACTATTCCGCAATCCGCAGGTGCAGAACACTATGATATTTTTCTTTCTACGGCAACTACCGCCCCGTTATGGGTAGTAAGAGTAACTGAGACGCAGAGGGAAACGGGTTGTGCTATTACGGCTGTTGGTACAGTTGGTGCAGGTGGTTCAGCAGGAATTGTAAACGTGCAGGTTGTTGGCACTGGCCTAGCAAGTACGGCAGTATTTTTTATAGCGAATAATGCTTATGTTTTTGGTAGTATAGGGGCGATTTCCTGTGTAGGAAAAACAAAGGCTTACATTTACGTGAAACCAATTCTAACGGATTTACGCTCTGCGCCTTCTGTTAGTATAATACCGTTTTTCCGTAAAAACGACACTTCGGATGATTGGTACGCTGTGGAGGCACAATCAATAACTCTTTTAGGTGGTATAAGCGGTCAACCACTTAATCAAGTAGTAGTGATAGATGTTAATTCAGTACGCAATTTAATTGTTTTGGTCGATTTAATATCTGGTGAAGGAACCACAGTAAATATTGATGTGGAACTATATTAGGTGGTGCTAATATGAAAATTCTAACCACCCCACCAATGATAAGAGGCCTAGAGGGTATAAACAGAGATGACCTACTTGCGGAGTACCGTTGTGATGAATTAGGCGATACCCTAATTGATTATTCGGGAAACGGCAATCACGGAACTTTTGGTATTGGTGGAAATAAACCAACAAGAACGCCTTTTGGAATAGATTTTTATGATGATTACATAACCTTGCCCGACACAATCAAAAACGCTTTGTCAGTCCAAAATGATTTTACAATTATTACTGCCGGGATTGCTAGTGGTGGGAGTATTTTGGGTTCAGCAGTTAGTGCTACGGACAGACTACTTCTTAATGCCTCTCCTGGCATATCAACAAACTTAAGTCCATACTTGAAATATATGAGAGGGTGCTTAAATATTGGGCCGACAACAGTAACGCAATTAGCAAAAGCGGCAGGTTCGTTTGATTTATATAAACTACATGTTTTTGCCTATGGGTATAGTAAGTTTTTCGATAAGGGAAAAATGATTATTGATAAGGAATTATACGGGCACATATCGGCTGCTAACCCCTCTACTGTCGTAGGGTGCCGTGTTGGTGCACAGACAAACGGTGCTCCGTTTTGGGTTGGTACGTTGTATTATATGCTTATATATTCAAAGTTTCTTAGTAATAGCATGGTGCAAAAACAGCACAGAGTTATTAAAAAAATTTTAAAACAAAGAGGTGTTATTTTACCATGATATTTTATTATATCATTTGGCCAAGCTTGGAAAGTTTTGAGAGCACAGAAGTACCATTGCCTAGTGGTCAAATACTTGGCGATCCTAAAGTGGATATATACGGTCGCAGACTATCCCGGTATGACGAAACACAACTCACTCAGGCAGATTTAGACTATTTCAACAGCATGGACGGCGTAATTGTTCAGACGTATCCACCGGAACCTTGGATTGAACCTGAATACGAATAAGACAATTAATGAAGGTGCGAGAGTTCGGTTATTCATATAGTAGATAATTAGATATTTAATACATAGTAATTGTATATTTTTTTTATATTTATAATCAATTTATAATAGTAATATAAAAATAACTAGGTAAGATTAGAGTTTAATATATCTCCTACCTAGTTATTTTTATATATTTTTACATTTTTCATGACAAAAGCGTTATTTCGTGATGATTTATGATTATTTTGGAGTGAAGAAACCCTTGAAATATAAGGGTTTTATTTTTTGTGATTTTAGAGAAATTTAAATTAGAGATAACTACCTTAGTTTTTTAGGGTGGTTATTTTTGTTTTAAAGATAAATTTATTATTAATTAAAGATTAAGGAGTGTTTATATGGCAAGATCGAAATTTAATGTAAATACCTCATCAAAATCAAAAGAAAAAAGAACATTAAATGGATACACTTTTTCAAGTGATTTGGAATATAAATTCTATGTTTATCTCCTATCAAAACAAGAAAAAGGAATAGTTAAAAATATAACAATTCAACCTAGATATTTACTTCAAAAAAAATTTGTTAAACATGGTAAGATATATCAGCCAATTTACTATATTCCAGATTTTGAAGTAGAGTATATAAATGGAGATATAATAAATTTCGACACAAAAGGATTTTCTACACCAGATTTTTTACTTAAGGCCAAGATTTGGAATTACGTCTACCCTGATAAAGTTTTAAGAGTTATAAATTATAGTAAAATTGATGGCAATGATGAAAATGAAGGATGGTGCGATGTAAAAGTTATTGAGAAAGGAAGAAAAGAGAGAAAGAAAGCAAAGGAATTAAAAAATAAATTAAAAAAATATAAAAATAAAACGGAGGATTGATTCAAACATGTCAAAAAATAAACCATTAACCCTTAGTACATTAAAAAAATTGGATGCACAATTAAATGAAACATTGCAAGTAACTTTATCAAATTCTAGTACTATTCTATTTGATTTACATTTTCGTCAAACTATTATTGAAGAAGTTTTCAACAAATTAATTTCAATAAATAAACTTATACAAGAAGATGAAACTTTAAAAAATTTCCCAATGGATAGGTACACACAATTATTAATTATTACTCATTTTACATCTTTGAAGAATATTGAAACTAAAACATTGTCAGATGAATTAGAATTAATGAATCAATTGATAGATTTGGATTTATTTAAAGAGATATTAGAGAAAATGGAGATTGAAATACCTGATGAAATTAAGAAATTTAATGAGAAAATATTTGAGATAATGCAGGAAAAATTGGATAGTCTGAAGCAACAAGAGGAATTTATGAGGTTAATGAATGAAGAAATGGAAAAACAGAAAATGATTGGTGATGTTGAATTAGTGGACAATAGTTTGGTTGATAAAAGTGATAATATTATAGATATTGTTTCTGATAAGACAGATGAAATTGTGACGGATGAAGTGGATGAAGTAGTTAGTAAGATTGAAATTACAGAATAATAAAATAAATAATAAGTACAATAATTATAATAACAATATTTCAATAGATTAAAGGACATTTCTTAATTGATGTGTCCTTATTTGTGTTGAAATACACAATGAGCAAACTAGGGTCGCTCCCGAAAAGTGAATCCTTACACCTGTTTGCTTATTAATATTTTATATAAGGAAATCAAAAATAAAAACAATAAAAGGAGTTGTTGTAAATGTTAGTAAAATGTATGGTAGACAAAAAGACGTTTAGTAAAAAACCTAATGGGGATGAATCTAAAGGAATTCAATTCAGATTAACTCAAACAGAAATTGAAATTGAAGAATTAGCTAATTTATTAAGCAATGGAGCAACTTTTAAACCAGCATTACTTAAAGGTAGAAAAAGTATAGATTGGATTAGTCAACAAATATTTGCTTTAGATTTTGATAAAGATACTACTATTGAAAAAGAATTAAATAATTGTAGAGATTTAAATATATTGCCTGTATTTGGTTATAAAACATTTTCATATACTCAATATAAAGAAAAATTTAGATTAGTATTTTGTAGTAATATAGTAATAACCAATGTAGATATTAGAAATAAATTTCAAAAATTATTAATAGAATTATTTCCTAATAGTGATTCTGTAACATTTGATCCTACTAGATTATTCTTTGGTGGAAAAGAATTAATAAATTGTGATTATAATAATAGAATAAATATTAATAATATTATGGTAAAATATAAAGATAAATTAGATAATATAATAAATAAATCTGATTCATCGTCTGTGAGCTTAATCAATACTAATACAATAAATTCTTTTTCTATTAGTATGCGGAAACCTCAGACCCCTTCCCCTTCAAGGGTTTTAGAGGATTTTTCTCACATTAATGCTATAAAAAATTTAGATTATATATTGATGAAAAACCTTCTTCAGATTAATGGTGATAAAATAATATGTACAAATAAACAAGAAGTTTATGATTATATTAATGGAATAGATTTATGTGAATTTACAAATATACATAGCATGGTAAATTGCATATTACCAAATCATCAAGATGATACTCCTTCTGCACATATCTATACAACTGATAGTGGGACACAAATATATAAATGTTTTGGATGTGATGCAAAATATACAATAATATCTTTAGTAGAAAAATTAGCAAAATGTAAAAGAATTAAAGCAATTGAATTTATTAAGAAAATATATAATATTGAATTGCAACAAACAGAATGGCAAAAACAACAACTAGAAATACTTGATACTAATATTGAATTATTATTATCAGAAGAATTTAAAGAAATATATCCTCAACTTCATTCTTTAATAAGGACAAGAAAAAATAATATTATAGCATTAAATAACTTTGCCAAAATGAATATTAAAGATGAAGATTTTTGCGTAGAAGAAAATCCATTATTTTTTGCCTCTTTAACTAAAATAATGGATGTATTTGGTTCAAAAGATAGAACAAAAACTTCTCAAAGTATTACGTTATTTGCTTTGTTAAGTTTGTTAAATAAAATACCTCATGATAATTTACCTGAAGAAATACATAATAAGGCAAAACATATTGCAGCAAAATATAACCTTACTAAATTAGTTAACTTTTATAGTATAGAGCAATATGGAGTAAATTCATTAGAAGAAAGTAATAAAATTGCAAAAATATTAAAAGATAATAACATATCCTTGAGAGGAATATCTAGGGAATATTTATTAAGAACATTTGGTATAGAATTAACTAATAAAATATATCCTCAATATGTTTATGAAAATAAATTAGGGACTTCTGAACAATCTAATGAAGAAACTAATAAAATAGCAAATTATATTTTAGAAACTATTGAAAAAAATGGTTATATTTTAGAGAAAGAATTAAAAGTTAATAATATAACTGAATTACAATGGAAACGTAGTATTCAAGAAATATTAGATGGTTATGGTTTAATTAAAATAACTGCTAATAAAGAAATAAAATTAAAATATAATATTAATGTTGCTGAAAGAAGTTATCCTAAAATTATTGTTAAGGGAGGTGAATAAAATTCCCTCCTTACAACAACAATTATTAGAGATTGAGAAAAAGATTCAATCTAAAATAAAATCTGCAATGCAGAATGAATTATCTCAACAGTCAAAAACGACTATCCAGATGCATGTTGTTACAGATGTTTATAATGTATATGAACCTACTTCATATTCTCGTTCTTACGACCAAGGAGGTCTATTAGACCGTGACAATATAGAAACTAAGATGATTGATAATAATACTTTAAGGATAGAAAATATTCGTAGAGATGAGTTAGATGGAAGAATGGTGGATAAAATTATAGAATATGGTAAAGGTTACTGGACTCAAACTCTTGATGATATAATTGGAGCAAGACCTTTTATTCATAATAGTTTTATAGATTTAAAGAATGGTAAAGCTAGAGATGCCTTAAAACGGGGACTCATCAGGGAAGGATTGAATATTAAATAGTATCTTCTCCGCTCACATAAAGAATAAAATTAAAATATAAATTCCCTAAAATATATCTAAAAATATTTCAAAATACCTGTTGACAGAATCATAATATAATTATATAATGTGAACAACCTCGGAAAACAAATATCTGAGGAATAAAAATAAAATAATATAAAAGGAGAAATGATTTATTATGACTAAGAAAGAACTCATGAACCGCTACCAGGAAGTATTAAACGAAAAGAAAGAAGCATTTGAGGCAGACAAGGTTGAGAAATCAAAGAAAATTTCTAAAAAAGAAGCAGAATTTTACGGAGAATGTTTTCTGGATTTAATTATGGATACTGTTGCAAATGAGGATTTGAAAATAGTGGGTTTTGGAAATTTTGAGAAGAAATTTAAAGAAGGTAAAACTGGTACTATTAATGTTGGACCGAAAAAAGGTGAAGAATATAATAGTGTAGACCATTTTGTGATTAGTTTTAAGGCAGGTAAGGGTTTTAAGAATAAAGTTAATGGCATTGTTAGTGAAAGTGGTGATGAAGTTAGTGGTGAATAGAGATATTAGTAGGGATAAGAGAAATGAAGATGAATGGGGTTAATACATAGTAGTTAATTAAATAGAGTAAAGATATTAAAATTTATCTTTACTCTATAAAAATAACTTAACACATAGAAACATCAAAGATATAACTCAAAACTTAAAATTTAAAATTAAAAGGAGAAATTAACATGACTACAGAAAAAATGACTATCCATAAAGCATTAGCGGAATTAAAAATTATCGGAGATAGAATCAACAATTCCATCACCACAACTCCATCACCACAGCAACCTTTATTAAAGCAAATAAACATTCCAATGAGAAAATTAATAATATAATTTAAATGGAGATGATTAATTATAGGTCGAAAATTTACATATGAAGAGGTCAACAGCCCACGAGCCTAAAGGCATCGGGGCTTGTAGGAGATAATATCAATTACAAGTCAGTTGAATAGCCTAAGTATTTGATTACTACGTTATATAAGAATATATAGTTACCTACGGATACTTCTCTAGTCTGTAGCTCTAAGCTTTAATATTAAACATTTCTAAGGGTAGGAGAAGTGTATTAAAGATTTAAAACCTTATATAACATTGGCGAAGAGAACTTACTCTGAAAGGAGGACATAACTTGAGAGTATATGTCAAAAATTTAAGAAACGAACCATTAATGCCTTGCTCTGAACAAAAAGCAAGAAAATTATTAAAAGAAAAGAAGGCAAAAGTTATTGAAATTAAACCTTTTACAATTAAATTATTATTTCCAACAGGAGAAGCAAAACAAGAAATTATACTTGGAATTGATAGTGGTTATATGAATATTGGTTTTAGTGCAATAACTGAAAAGAGAGAATTAATTTCTGGTGAAGTTAAACTTCTTCAAGGTATGAAAGAAAGATTACTAGAAAGATCAAGATACAGAGGAATTAGACGGTCAAGATTAAGATACAGAAAAGCACGATGGAGTAATAGAACTAAATCAAAACCAAAAGGTTGGCTTGCTCCTAGCTTGCAACATAAATTAGATTCTCATATTAAATTTATAGATAGTTTATATAAGATATTACCAATAACCAAATGCATTATTGAAGTAGCAAATTTTGATATTCAAAAGATGAAGAACGATACTATTAGTGGTAAAGAATATCAACAAGGTGATATGATAGGATTTTGGAATACTAGAGAATATGTTCTTCATAGGGACAATCATAAATGTCAAAATCCTAATTGTACTAACAAAGATAAAAAACAAATATTAGAAGTACATCATATTAAATTTAAACATTTAGGTGGTACTGATGCTCCAAGTAATTTAATAACTTTATGCAATAAATGTCATACATCACCTAATCATAAAAAGGGTAAGTTTCTATATGATTGGTGCATTGAAGGTAAGAAAGTTAGAGGATTTAAGGATGCTACTTTTATGAGTATGGTTAGATGGTATTTAGTTAATCAGTTAAAAGAATTACATGAAAATATCAATGTAACATATGGTTATATAACTAAGAATCATAGGATAGAAAACAAGATTGAAAAAACTCATTACAATGATGCATTTGCAATTACTAAAGGTATTAATCAAGTTAGAAGCACTAAAATACATGAAGTTAAGCAGTCAAGAAGAAATAATAGAAGCTTAGAAATGTTTTATGATGCGAAGTACACTGATACAAGAAATGGTGAAAAAGTAAGTGGTGGAGATTTGAATAATGGAAGAAGAACAAGGAATAAGAATTTAAACTCTGAAAATCTTCATCAATATAGAGGTGAAAAACTATCAAAAGGACAAAGAAGAATAAGAAAGGTTAGATATTTTTATCAACCAAATGATTTGGTTAAATATGATGGAAAAGTATATACAGTAAGAGGAACTCAAAATGGTGGAGCATATATAAGATTAAATGAAATTAAAAAAGTACCTAGAGTTAATTTATTAATTCCTTATAAATTCAATAAAGGGATAGTGTGGTGTTAATGACAATGGATTATATTAGTCAAAATCATTCAAAACATTTGTTGATGGTGCATTTAATATTTTCATGTAAGTATCGTAAGAAGTTATTAAATAGATTTGGGAAACAGATTAAACAGATATTGTATGACATTGCAGAAGAAAAAGATTTAAATATAATTGAAATGGAAGTAGACAAAGATCATATTCATTTATTAGTAAGTTATAATCCAACTCAATCTGTATTAGATGTTGTAAGGTTATTAAAACAAATATCCACATATAGAATATGGAGACAGAACAATAATCATATTTACTTAAAGAAACAGTTTTGGGTTGAGAAAACATTTTGGGGAGATGGATATTTTGCTTGTAGTATAGGACAGGTTTCAAAAGAAACAATTGAAAAGTATATTCAGAACCAAGGCTAAAATAAGACGGTATTCATCCCCTACCCTAAAGGGATATGGGCTTTCTACCTAATTCGTTGTAAATATTTAGATAAACATAATATATTATACACACCACAATATAAATTTGATGATTTAAAAGGTAATACAAATAAAAAACATTTGAAATTTGATTTTGCTATACATAATATAAATAGTGAAATAATTTATTTAATAGAATATGATGGAGAATTTCATTTTAAACCAGCAAGATTTAGTAAAGATAAGAAAAAGATGCTTGACAAGTTAAAGAAAATACAAATATATGATATAAAGAAAAATTTATATTGTGCTAAAAACGATATTCAATTAATCCGTATTCCCTATTGGGAATTCAATAATATTGAAAAATATTTAGATTATTATTTCAAATTTCAAAGATAAAAGTTTATTCTTGATTAAAGTTTAAACAGTAAAGACTAGAGCGGAAAGTTTGATTAAATCCCTGGTATACGGTTTAGTATAATTGTATTTGACTATAGGTTAACCGCAGGGCTGGAGAGTGGTAAATAACTAAAATTTGATATAAGTGATTAGGTTTAAAGAGTGGAGATTATATGTCTCTGCTCTTTTTATTTATTGTAGATTAATATACATTACTATAATGCAATGTATATTTTTGTATTATAAATATATAAATTTAAATTAAAGGAGTGATTTAATGTCTGATAATATAGATAAACATATGTTACGTCCCATAGCAGATAAATTATATGAAATAACTGATGAAATGTGGAATAAAATAAATTCTGATAATAGAGAATTAGTTGAAGAATTTCTTAAAGTAAATAAACAATTATCACCAAGAACTATCGAAGTTTATACCTCGGCATTGAGACAATTTTTTTGGTTTATTTATGATAATTTAAAAGATAAACCATATTACAAAATTAGTAAAAGAGATTTTATGAAATATATGAGTTATCTTCAAGAAAGAGGATTATCATCTAGTGCTATTGGATTAAGAAAATCTAGTGTATCTAGTTTTTGTAATTATATTGAAAATATTGTAGCAGATGACATTGAAGAAGCAAATAATTTTAGGAATTTTACAAGAGGTATGCCCTCAGTAGTTAAAAATAAAGTTTATGACAAAACACCTATTACTCATGAAGAATATGAATTATTAATAAAAACATTAGAAGAAAGAAAAGATTATCTTGGTTTAGCATGGGTTGCTACTGCATTTAATGTTGGTAGTAGACGAGCAGAAATTATACAATTAAAAACAGAAATATTAGATTATCCTATTCAGGAAGGTAAAAATTATATTGTGAGTCATGTCGTGATGGGAAAAGGCTCCTCTGGTGGCAAGCCTTTGAAATACATGGTTAACAAAGAAGCACTTCATTATATGAGATTATGGGTAGAAAATAGAAAATATGATTCTGAATATATTTTTGTTGTTAAATATGGTGGTAAAATAAATCCTATCTCAAGAAATTGGGCAAATAGATTTTGTAAAGAAGCATTATCACCTATTCTCAAAAAACGGATTCATCCGCATATGTTCAAAGCCTCTTGCATAACTTACCTTTTAAGTATTGGTAAGAATTTACAGTCTATTTCCAAATTTGTAGCGATGCATAATGATACTTCAACTACCTCAAATTTTTATGATTTAAGAGATTTTGAAGATGAAAAAAATGATATATTTGATTAAATATCATAACCAAAACCGCTTTGATCATGATATATGATCCCACAAACCCAATAAAATCAACACTTTTTAAATTACAAAACATTACATAAAATTAAATAATTAGAAATAAGTGGTTGAAATATTACAATTCTATTTAACAATATCAGTATTTCAACTACTGCTTGTAGTTATTTAAAAAATTATTATAATTATTAAATCTAATTAATGATAAGATTATAAAATTATAAAGGAGGTAATTTTAAATGTCTCAAGATATCTCAATTCTCATTAAGACTAAGATCGATACTTCACAGCAACAGATAACTTCATTAGAAGAGCAAATTGCATCCCTATCATCTAAAATTAAAACTGCCATATCAGTAAAATTAAATATAGATTCTAAAGATATACAATTAATTACAGAAAAAATAAAAGAGGCACAAGAAAAAGCATCTTCAGGTGGTAAAAAACAAATACAAGTTGGAGATTTTAGCGAAGCAGCTAGTAAAATGCAAAAAATGATGACTGATATAAAAAGAATTGAATCAGAATTTGCTCATTTAGGTGATAATCTTTCAGTTAAACAAGTATTTGCTAGTGCTACTAGTGATTTAAAAAGATTTGAAGTAAGTGTTGAACAACTTAACGGAAAAATAAAAGAGGTTTTTAAATTTCCTGTTACTATGGGTACAATTAAAGGTGCTGATGGGATACAAGAACAAATATTAAAAATGGGCGACGTTTCAATGGCATCTAAAGCGTCTGCTGATAAAATTATTAAAGATACAAATGCTAAAAAACAAGTAATTAGTGAAGAAATTGTTAAAATGAATGAATTAATTCTCCTATATAAATCAGGTGTTAAAGTAGGAGGAGAATTTATTACTGCTGCAAATAAAATGTTCTCTAGTCAAAATACTTCAAAATTTTCAAATGAAGAATTACAAACAAGAGCATCTTTATTAAAACTATTAACACAAGAACAAAATAAATATAATAATGCTCAAAAAGGTTCTACTAATGCAAATACGGGAACAGTTAATAAAGAAATTAGTGCACTTGATAAATTAATTCTTCAATATAAAGCATTAAGTATAAGTGCCGAAAAGTTTAAAGAATTAGGTACAAATATGCTTAATTCTATGCCTAGTGGTTCTATAGTAGATTTACAGGAAAGAAAAAAGTTAATTGATGCATTAAAGATTGCACAAAAAGAACTTGATGCTTCTATTTCTAAACCAAAAACTGATACATCTGTAACTAAGGAAATTAGTGAAGTTGATAATTTAATTTTAAAATATAAAGCGGCAACAATTTCTGCGAAAGAGTTTATGGATGCAGGAAATAAATTGTATGATAGTGGTAAATTATCAGGAAAAACTACAGCAGATTTACAAGAAAGAGCAAGATTAATTCAAGCATTAAAAGGAGCAGAAAAAGAATATTACTCAAGTATAGGTCAAGAAAGTAAAAATAATTTAAGTATTGTTAATTCTGCTTATACTCAACAAGAACAAGCATTGAAGAATATATTTGCTTTGTCAAAACAAAGGATAGATGCTGAAAAAAATGGATATGTTGAATTAACTACTCAATTAAAAGAACAAATAAGATTAGAAGGGCAAAAACTTGTATTAGCAAGAAGTGATATTAAATCTAATTCATTAACTAATTCTGTAAAAGAAATAGAATTGTTAAATTTAAAAAATAATTTACAAACAGATTATAATAATAAAAAATCTAAAGAAGCAGATATAACTAGACAAAATTTAAATAATGATCAACAATTATTAAAAAGAACGCTAACAACTATGACAGCAGATATTCAGAAATTTCAGAGACAATATGCCGGTTTATATGATTCATCTAAATTAAATCAGATTACAACTGACTTGAAAAATCTAAAAATATCTCCTAATTTAAGTAATGATATTGCTAATTTAAAAGCAAATTTTTCAGCATTGCAGAAAGAAGCATATGCAACGTCCTCTGGATTACAACAAGCTAATAAACAAGTTATGAGTATTGGAGATGCACTTCAAACGGCAGGAAGTAAATTTGGAATATGGATAATTATGTCATCCCTGGTAATGGGTGTCATTCACAGAATTACTGAATCATTTGATTATATGTTAGAACAGACAAAATTATTTACTAATTTACAGATGGAGATGACAAATCAAAATCTTAAATTTAATGAGGTTACTCAAAGTGCTTTAGATTATGCAAAAGCAATGGGTACTACAAGTTCTGAGGTTATGAAAGCGATAAGTGTGTTCGGAACCTATACATCTTCAATGGATCAAGTTTTAGAACGTAGTGAAGCAGCAATTGTTCTTAGTAATATATCAGGACGTAGTATTTTGGAAGTTTCCGATGATTTAATGGCAGCACAAACCCAGTTTAAATTAGGTTCAAATCAATTAATGTCAATTGTGGATACATATGCTTCTGTAGCAAGAAATTTACAAGTTGATTTTCCAAAAGCGTTGGGGGAAATATCTTCAGGATTAAAATATGTTGGATCAGTGGCAGCAGAAGCAAAAATGCCTATCCAAGATTTAATTGCGATCCAAGGAACGCTGGTGGAAGTTACCAGGCGTTCAGGTTCACAAATTTCCAACGGACTCAAGACAATTTTTTCCAGAATTGCTAACGTAGGTGAAGAAGCAAATCCTGAAGAATTTAAAAAAGTTGAAAAAGTTTTTTATGATATGGGTATTAGTATCAAAGAAAATGCTGATACTATAAAGCCAATGAATCAGATATTGAAGGAAACTGCTGAACGCTGGAAGACACTTAATGACATTCAACGTCAAGAATTAGCTACAGGTGCTGCAAATATGTATCAACGTAACATATTTGTTGCTTTAATGAATAATTTCGACAATGTTCTACAAAATACAGAATCTGCTTATAACAGCGAATCAGTTGCAATGCAGAAGCAAGATATTTATATGAAATCTTTATATGCATCTCTACAAAAATTACAAAATGCCTTTGAACAACTATATAAAAATACTATTAGCACATCATTATGGAAACAATTATTAGATGGAATAACATCTATAATGGATGGATTTAATAGTCTTTCTGCTATAGTTGGTGGATTTCCTGCTTTAATGGCAACTGCGATATCTTCTGTAGCCCTGTTTTCTACTAAATCAAGAGAAAAATTTTCGACTTTACTTGGTTCCGTAACATATAGAGGATTATCTGCTGGCCAACAAGGAGCAGCATTACCACCAGGAATGAGTAATTATTCTGCACAAATACCTATACTTAATAAAATTATTTCTTCTATAAAACAAATCAATACTTTAGGTAATACTAGAATTAATTTTTTAGATTCATTATCTAGTTTTACAAGAAATATATCAGGAAAAGCAATTAGTTCTTTTAATTCATTAAAAACATCAATAATTAATACAGTAAATGCAACAAAAAGTTTAGGTGTTATAGGCACTACAAGTAAAATGTTTACATTATTAGGCAATGGTATTAAAGGTGCTACTTTAGCATTAGGTAGTTATATAACAGCTGCAAATATGGCTAAAATAGCAACAATAGGTTTGCAAACTGTAATGTCAATGGGAATGATGGTTGTTTTTTCATTGGTAATAGGTCAAGTTTTTAAATTAGCAGATTCTTTCCTTCACGCTAAAGAAAAACAACAAGAATTATTTGAATCATTAAAAAATGATGTGTCTACATTAACTTCAGAAATTTCTGATTCAGAGAAATTAATTAAAACTTACAATGATTTATCACAAGCAACGTCCCTTACATCAGATCAAAAACAAAAATTAGCAGATGTTACGGAAAAATTATCTGCACTCTATCCCTCTGCAATCTCACAATTTGATGCAGAAGGAAATGCCATCTCCTTAAATTCAGGTAAACTACAAGAATACTTAGACTTAAAAGAGCAAGAATTAAATTTAAAACGTCAAGAAATGTCAGAACAATTTTATAAAACTGGCAATAAGGATGTTAATAACCTACTAACTAATGAAAAAAATATAAAATCCAAAATGGATCAATTAGCAGAGTATGAAAAAAATCAAAAAAGATTTTTAGATTCTGGAGATGCAAAAACTGATAAAACAGGATATAAAAAAGTATTAGAAGATATAAATAGAACAAAAAAAGAATTGTTAGAATTAAAATCAGAATCAATAAAAATTACTGATGAATTAAAAACTAAACTTACAGCAACATTACAAAATAATGATGAATTTAAAGATTTTAAACCACAAGAATTAGATAATTTTATTAGTAGTTTATTAAAATCACAAGATGTATTAGAGCAAATAAAAAAATCTGGTGGTATAGAAATATTTTCTGCTAATTTAATAGATAATGGTTTTGCTAGTGCATTTAGTAATATTAATAAGGAATTTAATTATTTAAGTAAAAATACTAATAAGACACAAAAAGATATAGATGAATTTAATAATAATGCGGTTAGTAAATTAACAGAGAAATTAAGTTATCTAGGCAATCCTGTTGCAGAGAACGTAGCAAAAGTAATAACAGATAAATTTGGTTTATCAATAAGTGAAGTAAAAGAAAAAATATTTGATTTTAATGGTGCTATAGAATCAATCCAAAAAACAACAACTGATACATCAGATAAAATAGAATTATACAATCAACTATTAGAAAAATCTAAAGAATCCAATAATGATGCAGCTCAAGAAGTAATGAAACACGTTGATAAACATAAAGATTTATATGATGTTGTTGATGTTGAAAATGGAATGTTGGTATTAAATACTTCTAAACTTGAAGATTTAAGAAGTAAAACAATTGAAACAGCAATGGTAACTACTAAAGCAGAAATAGCAAAAGCTGAAGTAGTATCTATTCAAACACAGGCAAGATTAGCACAATATGATTTAGAAATTGAAAAATTAAATACATTAATAAGTTTACAAAATTCATATGAAAATATTAGTAAAATTATAGACAGTCAAGTTGTATCAGGTGATCTTTCAAGAGTAGAGGCTGTAGAAAGATTGGCACAGGCAAGCAGAGATATAGGAGATGTATATGTTGCTAATAAATTAAAAGAAGTAAAAACTCTTGAAGATGCAAAAAAAGTATATGGTGAATGGAGAAATTCACAAGGTTATGATGAATATGAAGATTCAAAAGAATCAGATGCAATGTGGGAAAAGATTAAAGGATATGTTAAATTAAAAGATGCTGTAGAAAAGGCTAATGCAGTTATTAATTCTCCTAATCTTGGTATTAAAGACTCAAAAGACACTGCATCAGCAAAATCAGCAGAAGCATTAGCATGGGAAAAAGTAACAAATGAAATAAAAACTTACGATAATGCTCTTAAATCACTAGAAGATACTACTTCTAATATGATTAAAGGGAGTAAAGAACGAAGAGATGCTTTACACAATGAGAATCTAAAAATAAAGGAACAAATTGACTATTTAAAACAACAAAGAGATGGGTTAAATGCTCCATTAATTACCAATATACCTTCTACAACTACTTCTACTACAGGAAATGCTACTTCTGCTTTAAGTAAATATAAAATATCACCTGATATTTCTAATGCAGTTAATACTATTTCTCAAAAATATAATGTTGATCCTGCTTTAATTTATGCTATTGGTCAACATGAAACTGGTTGGGGAAAACTTGGCGATGGTAGAAAAGGGATGTATACTGGTTATGGTTCATATGATAGTGGTTCTGATTATGGATATTCTGGTTTAGAAAAACAAATAACTGGTACAGTAAAAAAAATGCTTGCTTGGGGAATGACACTAGGCAATGTTAGTTTAGAAAAATTAAATCAAGGGAATAGTGGTAATTTACCTACAGGTATATATGCCACAGATAAAAATTGGCAAAATAATATATGGAAATATTATAAAGAATTTAATAATGGTATGGTAACAGATACTTCCTCTTCTAAATCTGAATTAACAACTGAAAAACTACTAGAAGATCGTATCAAACACCAAGAAGAAATAAACTCTAAAATATTAGAATTAGAGAAGAAATTTGCTCAAAATTCTAAAGAATGGTATACAGATCTATGGCAAGAAACTGATAATATAATTGCTGAATTTGAACAAAAAAGCAATTTTTCAAAATCTAAATCAGAAAGTATGTCTAAATCTTCTCCTGAATACAGAGATGAATTAGAAATTCAGAAATTTAATACTACAGGTATTCAAAAACAATTAGCAGAACAAGCTAAACAAATGGATCAAGCCATTGAAAATATGAAGAAAGGAATCACAGAAGGTACTTTTAAAGATAAGCAATTCTTAGAAGAAACAATAGAAAAAAGAAAAGCATTATCTGCTAATTGGTGGAATAAACAAAAAGAAATAGTTGATAAACAAGCAGAAATAACTGCTAGTGAAGTTGAAGCAATAACAAATAAAATAGATGAATATAATATGTCATTATCTATTGCTCAATCTCAACAAGAGATGAATATAAAAGGAACAGAAAAATATAATAATGCTTTAAAAAATGAAATTTTTCAATATTCTAATATAGAATCTGCTTTAAAATCAAAACAAGCAATATATCAAAAAGAATTATCTGATACTGCTTTAGGAACATTAAGATATGAGGAATTACAGAGAGCAATAAGTGATACAACTAAAGAAATATTAGATAATCAAAAAGCATTGTATGATGCACAGGTTAAATTAGCAGATGATATTATTGAATTATATAAAGATGCATATGAGAAACAAAAAGATGTTGCAATTAAAGCAAAAGAAAAAGAAATGGAAGCAGAAGAAAAAAGACATAAAGAAGTTATAGATAATCTTGATGATGAATTAGATCAATATGAAGATTACATCAATGATAAAATAAAATTGTTAGATAAACAATCTAAAAATGAAGATTATAATGAAAATTTAAGTGATGCGCAAAAAGAAAAATTAGATTTAGAAAAACAAATAAATGCTTTATCTTTAGATAATTCTATTGAAGCAAAATATAAAAGAGAAGAATTAGAAAAACAGTTAGCAGAAAAAATAAAAGAAATACAAAATATGCAAAAAGATCATACTAGAGATTTAAGGAAAGAAAGTTTAGAAGAAGAATTGGATAATTATAAAGATAGTATTGAGGAACAAAAGAAAGCAGAAGATGAAAAATATGAGAATACAAAGAATAGATTAGATAAAGAAAAAGAAAAATTGGAAGAATATTGGAATAATATAATAAACAATGAAAGAAAATATGCCAAAATAAGAGAAGATATATTAAAGAGTAATTTTACTAATATTATAACCGAATTAACTAAATTTTATTCTACTGCAACTGAAAAATTTAAATCTTTAGGTATTAGTATTCAAAATAATTTTATTGATAAAGTAAAAGAAGCATTATCTGCAATGCAAAATTTTAATAGCGAAAATAGCGGAAATAATGATGTAGGGAATTCAAATGGCAATTCTGATAATAATGATAATAATTCTTCTGCGAATCCTTTAAGTAGTAATTCACCTATTGCAACTTTTGATCGTGATATGTATGAAAATCTTAATGGAGTAGCAATAACAAAATCTCGTTCTCTGGCATCTGCTTTAGGAGTGGATGTAAAATGGGATCAAGATAAAGAACAAGTGATAATTGGTGGGAAATATTTTACTCCTGTAAGAAATGATAATGGAACAACATATGTAGGAATAAGAAAAGTAGCAGAAGAATTAGGTCATAGAGTTGATTACAATAATGGCATAATTGATATATTTCATGAAGGTGGAGTTGCTGGAGGAATTGGCAATTCAAGAATTGCAGATTTAATAAATAATGTATTTAATAAAGGGCTAAAAAAAGATGAATTAGTATCTATTTTGCAAAAAGGAGAGCCGATATTATCAAAATTAGGAGTACAAAATTTTATTCCTACATTACAGAGTATTCTTCCTAGTATTTCTATTCCTAATCTAACTCCTATCGCAACAGGAGGAAATAGTAATACTTATAATTTAAATTTAAGAATTGATAATATAACAGGAGATAAAAAGGGTGCTGAATATGTTTATAATAAATTAGTAGATGGAATTAAAAAATTAGGTGGAAATATATAATTAGTTAATGGAGTAGATTGATTTCTACTCCATTTTTACTTTTATAAAAGGTGGTGAAAATTTTGACAGTAAAATCATGTTTGTATTTTGAATTTGATGGCATTAAATCTACGGATTATGGAATAATTAATGTTAATGTATCAACAGGAATGTTGGAAGAATCTTTTTTATCATCAAGAGAAATAAAAGAAATAGAAACTAGAAATAATGAAAAACCATATTTTCAAATGTTAAAAAGAAATCCTTTAATATTAAATTTATCATTTGCTTTTGAGGATACTTGGGATACTAATAAAATAAGACAAGTAGCAAGATGGTTAAATACAGACTATTATAAAGAGTTATATTTTCCTGAAACAGAGCAAATATTTTATTGTATTTTAATTGATGAACCATCTATTATACATAATGGACTTAAACAAGGGTATTTAAATTTAAATTTTAGATGTGATTCTCCTTATTCATATAGTCCTATATATTTATCAGAAGTATATGATACAGGAATTAGACAAATTGCAGAAACAGGCACTACAACAACAAATATAAAATTAACAAGTCATGGACTATCAACAGGTGATTATATTGTTAATTTTACTAGAAGTGATGCAAAACGTCAAATAACTGTAGTTGATATAAATAATATAACTGTAACTTCTATAACTGGACAAACATCAAATGATATTATTTATAAATATCCTTCAATTAACACATTCAATTTTCAATTTGTTAATAAAGGAGATATATTATGTTATCCTGAATTAACCATAGATAAAATAGGCAATAGTAAATTGTCTATAATAAATTTGTCAGATGGAGGCAAAGAATTTACATTTAATTCAGGAGAAAAAGCATCTGGTGTTTTAAATTTCTTAGGAACAGTTAAAGATGGTGAAAAAGTTACAATAGGTGATGATGTATATGAATTTGATACTGATAATGTTTTAAGCAATAGTATTAATATAAAAACAGATATATCAACATTTTGTGTAGCATCAAAAGGAACTTTGATATTAAGTGTTATTCCTTCAAATAATGATACTATTACAATAGATAGTATTACTTATACTTTTCAAACTACACTAACTAATTATGCTTATAATGTATTAATTGGTGCAAATACCTCTGAAACAATAGATAATTTAATATTAGCAATTACAGCAAGTACAGGTGTAGGAGTAAAATATGGTACAGGAACCATTGCTCACACTAAAGTAACTACTACAAAAGTAAATGATACTAATTTATATATTATTGCAAAAACTCCAGGTACTATAGGTAATTTAATTTCTACTACAAGTATGCTTACTGATACTAATAGTAAATTTAATAGTACAACATTAGGAACAACTACACTAGGTACTGATTGTTTATATGCTAATGCAATAGATCAATTATATACTGCTATAAATACAAGTAAAACAGAGAATATTACAATAACAAAAAATACTAATAAATTATTAGTAGAATATAATATAATTGGTGCTATAGGTAATATTATTACTCTAAATACTATTAATAATGCCTATTGGAGTACAAATACATTAACAGGTGGAATTGATGAATTACAAAATGATGAAAGCATATATATTAATTGTGAAAGACAAGAAATTATATCAGATTTAGATAATATTAATAGATATAATATTTTCAATGACAATTATTTAGAATTACCATATGGAGTTAATAATTTACGTATTGAAGGTAATTGTAAATTGCAATTACGATATCAATTCAGAACATTACAAGGATAAGGTAGGTGTTAATACTTGTTTTATGATATTGATTTAACAAAAAAACCACAGAAACCACAAATATTCTTATGTAAACCAGATATAAGTAGAACTATTTTATCTAAATTAAATGAAAGTTATAATACTGAACATTCTGTAAAATTAGGGCAAATAAATGAATTAACTTTAAATATTCCTTTATATTTAGATAAAGATCATAAATTAGAAATTAATAAGAATATTAATATAATTAAAAATAGATATTTATTGAAAATAGTTTTAGGAACTAATGTAGAATATTATATTATTAATAAAATAACTGATACTGTTGATGATAATATTGACTATAAAACTATTAATGCGTTCTCTTTGGCATATGAATTAAAAGATAAGTTATTACGACAATATAAAGTAACTTCTTATAATGTTACTCAAGTGTTAAGAGATATATTATCTAATACCATCTGGGGAATTGGGAATATTGATGTAGAATTTAATACTCAGTATAGATCCTTCGACGTAAATTCTCAGACTGTATTAGATTTTATAATTCAAGTAGCAGAAACATTTAATGCTATTATAGAATGGGATACAGAAAACAGATTAATAAATTTCGTTAAATCAGATAATATTGGTAAAGATTTAGGTTTAAAAATTTCATATAGTAAATATTTGAAAACTATGTCAAAAGAATTAAATTCAGACGAAATGGTAACAAGATTTAAAGTTTTCGGTGCAAATGATATGTCGATTCAGACTATTAATCCCACAGGGGCAAATTATTTGGAAGATTTTAGTTATTTTTTAAATCCATTTTCTAGAAATGAAGATGGTAGTGTATTAACTCATAGTGATTATATGAGCGATTCATTATGTAATTCGATATTGGATTACAATCTTTTGTTAATTACTAAAAGAGGTATATATTTTAATTTATTAAATCAATTGAATACTTTTAAAGAAAATTTAACTATTAAAGAAAAAGAATTAACTAATTTAAATGATCAATTGGCAATTATATTAGATAAAATAGACAGTGCAAATGCAAATAATCAATCTACTACACAATTAATAATTGATAAAACAAATAAAAATATTGAAATAGGTACAAAACAAAATGAAGTAAATGCAATAAATAGCACTATAACCAGTATACAGAATCAAATAAGTGAATTACAAGATAGTTTATCTATTGAAAATAATTTTACACCACAACAAATATATGAAAGAAACCAATTTATTATTGAAAAAGAATGGACAGATACTAATTATACTAATGCTCAAGATTTATATAATACAGCAGTAAAAAGATTTGAGGACTTGAAGAATCCACAAACTGTAATTAGTATAGATATAGTTAATTTTCTTGAAATAATTGAAGAGCAACATAATTGGGATAAATTAAATCTAGGAGATACTATTTACATAAAGTATGATAATTTCAATATAGATGTTACTGCAAAAATTATAGAAATACAATATAATTATGAGGATGGTAATATAAATTTAACTATTGCAAATATAAAAGATTATTTAAATAATGAAAAGAAATTATTGAAGATGCTATATAATTCTGTTTCTACAAGTTCTGAGATCGACATAAATCGGTATAAATGGGGTGGTATTGATGATACTAATAACTCATTGAATAAAGTTATTGATATATTGCAAGGAAATATTAAAAATGAAATTAATTTAAATGTAAATGAAACAGTAGATATATCAAAACGTGGAATAAGAGTACATGATATTAATGACCCAAATAAATATATAGTATTGCAACATGGAGTAATTGCCTTAACTCAAGATGGTGGCAATTCATGGAAAACTGCAATGACTCCTGATAAAATTGTAGCGGATGTAATAATGGGCAAACTTTTATGTGGAATAAATTTACAAATTGATGCCTCAGATGAGGAAGGAAATAAATTTTTTACAGTAGATCAAAATGGTGTGAATATTACAAATCTAATTTTATCTTTACTTCGTACAGATAATAAAACAAAAATATTAATGGATGCAAATAGTGGCATGAAAATACAAAAAAATACAGGAACCGAACTTACACCTGTATGGGAAGATGTATTATATATTAATAATAATGGTGATTTAGTAACTAAAGGTAATATTATAATAGGTGAAGGTAATAGCGTATTTCATGTGGATGAATTAGGACTATATTTAGGAAGTGACACCTTTGAGGATGCACCCTTCCGTATTGATTTAAATGGTAATATGGTATCAAATAATGCAGATTTTACAGGTGAATTAAAAGTAGACGGTGTAAATATTTTAGACGAAATAGAAGGTATCAAAACAATTAATGGACAATATTTGACTGATAATAGTATAAATAATGCAAAAATTATTGACTTAATTGCAGATAAAATATCTGCTGGTACTATTACAGGAAGTACAATTAAAACTGGTGAAACTGGTAGTACAAGAGTTGAATTAAGATCTACATATGCAGATATAGATATGTATCGTGGTTCAAATAATATACTTAGGATAGAAGATGATGTAGATGCATCTAGTATTTATAGTCCTGCAAATCTTCCTATAACTATTGGTAGAGAAAATGGTAATATATATGCAGCAGGAGATTGGAATTTTGTAGATGCGAATGTTACAGGTATAGTTGCTAGGTTTGGATAAGGAGGAAAATTAAATACAATGAAAATTAATATC